TGTGGATGATGTAGAGGATGTAGAAGCAGTAGGGTTCCTGAAAGGTAGTGCAGATGAGAAGAATGCTATGTATTTCTATCCAGCACTAGATGCATTAGGTTATATAGCTAAGCAGAGAATAGGTACTAAGCTGAGAGGTAAAGAGCTAGAAGAAAAGCTAAAGCAGACAGTAGATAAGATAGCAGAGGACTGTGACATACAGATGTTTACAGGATTAGGCATGAGAGGTCGTACATTTGAGGATGCAGTAGTAATACTGGATGAGGCACAGAACATGAGTAAAGCTAGTATGCGTAAAGTGCTAACTAGATTTGGTAAGAACTGTAAGATAATCATAGGTGGGAGTAATAAACAAATAGATAATCCTTATGTAACTAAGTATACGAATGGGTTAAGTGTGCTACTAGACGCAGCTACAAGTGAACAACAGATAGATATGCATGTAGTCAGCTTAGATAAAGTAGTTAGATCAGAATTTGCAGAATTTGCAGAAAACATATTTGAAGGGAAATAGATGACATTAACAATACCAGAAATAAAAAATCCGTATCAAAGAGTATGGGATACACCATGCCCAATAGTTAAAGTGAATGAAGAATTGTATAGAGTGTATATGATGGATGAAATAGGTGCTCCACAGGACTATGCTGATGTAGTTGAATTGCTTCAGGATCTAGATAAAACTGTCACGATTGAATGGTTCCTAAACTCCCCTGGAGGTGTACTTAGCACAGCTACGATGCTACTAGACGCGATAATTAAAACTGAAGCAAAAGTGGTAGGTAAGCTAAGTGGTATGGTAGCTAGTGCAGCTACGATGCTTACAATGGCTTTTGATGAGGTAGAGATAGCTCCATACATCGAATTCATGGTGCATAACTATAGTGGTGGATTACAAGGTAAAGGTAATGAGCTCAAGACTCAACAAGCCTTCGTAGAGAAGACTACACTGCAACTATTCAAAGAAGTGTACAAAGGATTCCTCACGCCAGCTGAGATTAAGAAGGTAATGAATGATCAAGATCTATGGATGGGCAAGGAAGAGATAGAAAAGAGACTAGCTAAGCGTAAAGAACTTATGGTATAATTACATAACGCCCCAGATACCGTGCACGGAAGGCTGGGTTGGTCTATCATAAGTCCGGTAGAAATAGATTCCGTAAAAAAGAACTGGGACTGGGAGCTCGTTGAGTTTTCCCTACCTTCGGGTAGGTAACTACATACTACACAAATTGACTTCAAGCATAAATTCAGATATAATACTACAAAGGCCTATAATAGGCGATTATATAGGTGGTCGTTTTTTAACCACTTCAAGGACTAGACAATGGCGAGAAGAAAACCAAACATGACAGAGGTCAGAGCTAAGGAAGCTACATTCGATAAGAAGCGAGCAGCTAAACCTAGCAGTTCGAATAGAGCATTAGGTAAGCGCAGACCAGGAAAGATAACTAAGAGTAGGTTAGAAGGATTGCTACCGAAGGGAAGTAAACATAATATCACAGATGAGATACTAGAACTAGTAGATAACATGGAAAGTGACACAGGGCTACCACAGGAGCTGCTTGAAGAGGAAGTGATGAGTTATATGTATATACTCAAGAAAGCTCCTAGAACTAGTGTCACTGAATTGATTAATGCAGTTAAGTTCTGTAACCTGAAGAGGAATCATACTAATGAGGATGCGTGGAAGATAGTATTTCCTGATAGATATGATAAACTGGTTGAGGAAGGTAAGCAGATAGCTAATCACGTAGCTATGTATAACAGTACTAAGTTAGTTCAAGAGATAGACAAAGAGATGCTGATACCGTTCCATATTCAGTATGCTAGTTATCAGCATGCAGCTATAAAGAAGCAGTATGACTTAATGAATGGTAGAGCAGCACCTAACGCTAATGGGGAGCCTATGACTTGCTCCCCTATGGTTCAGCATTTGGCTGCAAAGGCATTACTAGAAGCTACTAAGATGCCAGAGACAGCTAAGATAGATCTGACAGTAAGTAAGAGTGAGGAAGAGGTTAGCATGCAACAAGAAATGAATATGCAGTTAGCCCAACTAGTTAAGATGCAGAAAGCTAGATTAGATGCAGGAGAAGATATCTCTACAGTGCAGAAAATTGGTATTAACTTAAACAGTGATGCAGTAGACGCTGAGATAGAGGAATAAGTATGGGTAATTTAAAGGAAAAATTTAATGCTGATGAAGCACTAAAAACAATAAACTATGATTTTCCAGGATACACCCCCAGTGAAGAGTCTCTAGAGTTTTTTAACTTAATGAGGCTTGTATATGGTCAGGATTTTCTAGTAACTACCCCTACTTGGCATTACTTCGCTATTGATGTAGTATTTGGTAAAGTTAAAGCAGAGCAGTTCCCGTACTCTAAAGAAGTGCAGAGCACTATTAATGTAGACCCTCACAGAATAGCTGTTGTAGCTTCCCGTGGTGGTGCAAAATCTACTTTACTTACCGCTTTCCTTCCTTTGTACTTAGCTATCAAAGGAGGTATGCCTAACGGTAAGAAAATACCTTTTATAACTTCTGTCAGTGCTTCGGCTCAAGGGGGAGCAAGGGTTATAAGTAAAACTTTAGGTTCCATGGTCAATGAAAGCATATTTTGTCAGAATTACTTTGAAGAGATTAGAACAACTGAAACGGAAATAGAATTAGTACGTAAAGGTCCAGGATCCAAAGCGGATAGGACATTTCTAATGCGTAACGTCGGATGGTCTGGTGGTATCCGTGGTATTCGAGACAGTTACGGTAGAAGACCTTCTGCATTCTTGCTAGATGACATAATCCCATCAAGTGCAGCTGCTTACTCAGAGACTATAATGGACCAATTAAAAACTATAGTATACAGTGATATCTTAAATGCTTTAGAAGCAGGTACAGATAACTATGTAATATCAGTAGCTACACCTTTTACAGAAAGTGATATAGTATGGTCTATGTTGGTTGGTGGAGTATATACTCCTATGTTATTTCCAATATGTGAACATATAGATAAAGACACTAAAGTAAAAGACATAAAAAGCATGTGGCCTGCTATGCATACTCCTGAATCTATACTTAAGCAATACCAGTCTGCAGTACAAAGTGGTGAATTACAAAGTTTTCAGCAAGAGCGAATGTTACAAATTAGTTCAGAGGCTGAGAGATTAATACCTGAATATATGCTCAGTTGGTATGATACTCGTAGCTTAATAGTTAAGAACATACAGAACTTCTCCATAGTTATCACTACCGACTTTACAGCGGGTAACACTAAGAAGGGTGACTATAGTGGTATAGCGGTATGGGCGATAAACGCTAATGATGATAAATACCTGATAGATTTGTTTCTAGAACAATGTACAATTCAGGAGCAGTATGAAGCACTGTTTAAACTAGTTAGTCGATGGGGTAGTAAAGGAGCTAGCTTAGAGGTAGGAATAGAAATAGATGGACAACAGCAGTTAAACATAAACAGATTAGATGCTATGATGATTGAGAAGAACATATGGTTTAGGTATGCAAGACAGAAGGGTAAATCCCCTAACCAAGTGGGTATACGTAGTAAGGGTCAAGGGAATAAAATGGAGAGGTTAAGAGGAGTGCTTCCTGACTTCGAACTAAATAAGATAAAATTCCCTAAAGAGTTAGAAGATAGTCCTGCTATGAAAGAAGCGTTAGAGGAGATAAGAAAGACGAGTAGGTCCGGAGTGGGATGTGTATCAGCAGATACTAAAGTGTTCACAGATAAAGGACTTATCAGTATTAGAGATGTAAGGATAGGTGATAATGTAGTGTCCCAATACCAAGGATACGTAGCAAACTTTAAGGTTACTGATGTTATACTTACAGGTATAAAAGATACGTATAGTATATACACTGAAACTGGTGTAATGCACTTAACAGCAGAACACAAAGTGCTTACTACAACAGGGTATAAGAAGGTGTGTGATTTAGGTGTATCAGATAAATTAGTAACTGGAGATATAACATGGAACAAATTGAATACGGTGGATACAAATGGACAAGAAAAAAGTCAGGGTATTATCAATCTACAACCAAGATTGGAGCGAGTAGGGATTGGTTACACAGATACGTCTATAAACAAACTAAAGGGGATATACCTAAAGGTATGGATGTTCACCACAAGAACCATAACAAGGAAGATAACAGCCCAAATAATCTTGAATTATTATCACGCTCTGCTCACCAAGAGCATCACGCAAACGATGAAGACAGGCACTACTACAACAGAACTCCAGAAGAACAAGAAAAGCTATGTAAATTGGCTAAACAAGCTAAAGCTGGGGAGTATGAAGGTATTAGGAAACGTCGTACAAGACTTAAAGGAAATAAGAAGAGGGTTTGTGTTTGGTGTGAAAAAGAGTTTACACTCAAAGACACAGACAAAGATGGTACAAAATTCTGCTCATCACAGTGCAGAGAGCGTGATAGAAATAAAAGAGTTAATCCAGACTATAAACCTTTGGGTGTGGAAACTTGTATTATATGTAGTAATGAATTCAAGCAAAAGGCACCAAATCAAAAGACTTGTTCAACAGAGTGCTACAAACAGCATGAGTACCAACGAAGTAGGTCAAAATTGGAAATACGAAAGTGTTTGGAGTGTGGAACAGGCTATGAAATCTTCAAAAACAGTAAACGAAAGTTCTGCAGTGAAGAATGTGCAAAAACAAATAGAAGTAAACAGAAATATGAACATAGATGTGAAGAATGTGGAGGAACCTATTATACAAAAGTTGATGTTGAATCAAGATTCTGCGGAACTAGGTGTCGTAAGCGTTTCGATCGTAAAAATAGTGAAGAGAAAGAGAGAGTTAGTATATGATTTATCTGTAGATAAGGCTAATAATTTTACTGTAGAAAATGGGGTAGTTATTCATAATTCTCTTCATGATGACTTCTTAGATTGTATGTCACAGCTAGCTTTGATAGATTACATAAACCCTTCCAATAGTGCACCTAATGTTGATGCACTACCAAAAGTGTCCGGTGTATGGGGTGAAGATTTTAGTGAGGATGACGATGATGAGGATTACAATAGTAGTTTAATATTTTAGTAGAATTATGGTATAATACGTAAAATAGATTAGGGGATGGTATGACAGCTAATGAAGTGATAGCGCTAGCACAGAATGGTGAACTAAAGACAATTGCCGTTAAAGATGATATTAATGCCGTAATAGGGTTTATCAATTTAGGGTTAATTGAATTATATAAAAGATTCCCTATCGAGACTAAAGAGTACCTGATTGAAGGTATTGCTAATGTGGATAAATATAAGATGCCTGCAGATTACATGTGGTTATTAGCTGCATATCACTATAAAGTTAAGATTAAAGATTTAACACAGTATGATATGACTGATCCTTCTCATGTAGAGTTTCTAGAAATAAACAGCGATGAAGTAGCTAATTCAGTTAATACAATTGGATATGACACAGTGCAGATAGATAACATCGAAGTAGGTGATATATACTCATTAGTGTATGTAGCTAGCCCCACGTTAGTTACTATGGAGACGTTGGATGAACGATTGCCTATACCTGATCAGATGCTAGAAGCATTGTTGAACTATATAGGGTACAGAGGTCATGGAAGCGTAAATGGAAATATACAAGCAGAAAGTAACACACACTACCAGCGATTCGAGCTGAGTGTTAAACGCATTGAAATGGATGGTATGTTTTCAACGGAATCTGTAGAGATGTATGATAGAATTAAAACTAAAGGATTTGAATAATGGCAATTACACCAATATTAAACAGTAACATTGAAGCTGTTATCAGTGAGCAGCTGAATAGTAAATACGATCAGGTAGAATTAGTAGCTAAAAACATTAATGATGTAGTTACACTGGCTAATGAACTAGGTACAGGAGTAGACTTCAGTGTACTGGCAGCTGCACTACAGAACTTAACTACACTATCTGCGCAGACACTAGCAGACTTATCTACAGCTAACTTGATTGAGATTACACAAGACTTAGCTAAAGGTAACTACCTAGGTAATAGAAAGATAGATATTGACTTATCCAAGCTGATTGGTGAGGATGGAGTAGCTCCTAAGTTTGAGCAAGTAAACATAGTTACGCAGGATGGGGTTACAATTGAGTGGCCATTTTATGCACCGGGTACAACAGTAGTTAATGAAACAGAGTCACCATCGGTAATACTACAGCATATTAAAGATGCAATTATGGATTATAACGCAAATGAGCCAGATGAGTTTAAACATGTAGTTAACGTAGAGTATGAACTACTGAATGAAACAATAGTAGATAAGCCTACAATAGTTAGATTGTATGATACAGACGGTAAGACTGCTACGTTCCTACGTATTGAGCTACTGCATTATATTTCTAAGAATGTGGAAGAGTACTACTGGGCACAAACTACATCATCACTAGAGGTACTATCGAATAGGGTATCTGAGTTGATATCAATAGGTGCACAAATAAATAGTATCGTATCACTAGCTAGTAAGATTGATGAGTTATTACTACTACAAAGCAACCTAGGTGGATTAACAGTAAATACAGATAGTTTATACAGCAACATAGATAAGCTAGAAAGCCTATATGCAGAGATATCGAACTTCACAGTGCTGTATAATGATGTAAAAGCAGGTGGTACTAATTACACTACTACAGTAGCAACTGACTTGCAGGATGCTTCATCAAAGATTAAAACACTAGCAGATGATATCCAGTTGGGTAGTACTAATAGTATACTATTGCAAATTGCAAATAGCTTGAATATGTTAACTACTGTATACAATAATATAACTAATAGTAATGTAAGTAAGATAGTAACAGTAGTGGATGACGGATCAGTAGCTAAGATAGTAAGTAACATCGATGCTGGTAATATAGCTAAAGTAGTTACAGAAGTGGATAACGGTAATGTGACTAAATTAGTAGACAATATCGATAACGGTAACATCGATAAAGTAGTTAGCAAGATTGACAATAACGCTTTACAAACAGTTGCAGATAAAGAAGCAGAGATACAAACAGTAGTAGATAATCTCACTGAGGTACTAGCATCATTAACTAATGCTCAGAATGCAGCGGCTTCAGCCCAACAAGCACAGACAGCAGCGGATACTGCTACAGCGCAAGCTAATAGTATTCACACATTAGGTGCAGATGCATTAACACTGACAGCTGGAAGTGCAGCTAGTGTTTCATATGACTCGAACGGTAACAAGTTAATACTAGGTATTCCTCAAGGACCTAAAGGTGATAGAGGTGATGCATTCAATGTAAATGCGACTGGAACATTAGCTGAAAGAGATAACTTCGATGGGCAGCCTAAAGACTTCTCATTCCTAGCTACAGATACAGGTGAGCTATATATTAAACGTAGTGATACGTCAGGAGACTGGAGTAATGCAATACCATTCGGTAAAGGGGATAAAGGTGATACAGGTCCAGGAATAGCTTCAGTTACGTTCTACACTACAACAGACCCAAGTGGTACTGCTGGTAAGTTGAATGCTACAGACACCTATAAAGTGCTGTTGGATAATGGAGACTTATCGTACTTCAAAGTAACTAACGGTACAGGTAAGACAGTAATCAATGCAAATAGTGACATTACAGTAGATACTACATCCTTAGTACTATGTGATAGTACAGCTACAACACAGCAAGATACATTAACTAGCATAGTAGCAGAGAATGGATCAACATACGAAGTTAGCATTGACGGGGAAAGTGCTGCATATACGTCAGATGCGTACGTTAATCAAACATTCACAGTGAATAACATCACAGTTGCACATGATAGTGATTACACAATTAGTGTTAATAGTACAGATGCAACATATCACTCAGATCCACTGGTAGCACAAGTAAGTGATGCAGAAGTGCAGAGTGTACAAAGTAGCCATAACTATGAGTTTGGTATTGATAATACAACAATTAGCTATGTATCAAGTGATGATGTGGCACAGCAAAACAATATTGACAGTATTACAGTAGAAGATAGCACTTCGTATAAGGTAAGCATTAATGGTAATGAGGTAGCATACGTATCAGATGCAGCAGTAGCACAGATAGATAAGATAACTTCTATAACGGCAGCAGATAGTGCATTGTACTCTATCATTATAGCTGGTACAGAAGTTAGTTATACTTCAGATGATGACGCTACAGTTGACGAAATTAGGGATGGATTGGTAGATGCTATAAATAATGACTCAGATACTAGCGCAGTAGTTACAGCCTCTGCTGATAATATGGATGTAAAAATAGAAGGTAATACTGCAGGTGAGGCGTTTACATCTTCAGTGTCTAATGGTGATATGGAAGTAAGTACAACTGTAGAAGCGGATAAAGCTACAGAAGCAGAAATAACTCAAGGGTTGGTAGATGCAATCAATAATGATAGTAATACAAGTGCAGATGTTACTGCCTCTGTAGTAAGTTCAGGCGTAGTACTTGTTGAAGCGGATGTAGCAGGCGTAGCGTTTACATTAGATATCGTATCAGGACAAATGAGTACAGCTATTGTTAGAGCTAATAACACAGCCACATTAGATGAAATACTAAGCGGATTGAAGGATGCAGTTAATAATAGTTCCGTACCAGTAGTAGCAACTATAGTAGATAGTAAAGTAAAGCTGACTGGAAGTAATGCTGGTGACCCATTTAGCACAACGGATAGTGATGACGTAGTAATAACACTAATTACTGCAGCAGAGAAAGCCGAACTAGGGGAAATTACCGCTGGTTTAGTAGATGCAATTAACGCATTAAGTGAACCTGTGACTGCAGTAGATAAGACTACGTACTTAACTATATCTTCAGATGACCATGATCAAGATCAAACGGTTACTATTAGTGCTGGAGATATGGATATAACAGAACACTCAGCTGATGAAGCTACACTAGCAGAAATTGTACTAGGTATGACAGATGCTATTAATAATCTAGGTAATTCAAAATTAACAGCAACTAATGAAAATAATGAGGTAACTATTACAGCTGAAACAGCAGGTGTAGGGTATGATATATCCTTAGTTAAAGGTAACATGTCATTAACTAGCGTAGTAGCTAATCAACCTGGATGTAGAAACATTACCTTGCCTTCTAACCCGGAAGATGGTATAATTGTACAAATAGTTGATGATAAAGGTGACTTCGCTACTGATAATGTAGTTATGCATAGAAACGGTGCATTAATACATGGCAATGCAGATGACCTCGTACTAGATGTAGATAACATGCACATAGAACTAGTATGTGTAGATAATGATTGGAGATTCGAATAATGGCTATTAGTTATAAATCAGTTACACAAAAGTTCACACGTCAACAGTTCTTAGACGAGTTTGAGACAAAATCTAATGAACTGACAAACACGGTAGATACTAAATTAGCAGATGTAGATGTCAAAATGACAAATGTAGATACTACAGTAGCTGACTTAGAGTCTGAAGTGCAAAGTAGATTAGCTGTAGTAGAAGCTACAGGTAAACAGCAAGCGGTAGCTATGGCTATCGTACTTGGATAGGGGTTACATATGGCATTCAAAAGCTCATATAAAGTAGGTAATGATTCTACACCGGTTAACTTAGTTACTACCAATGATGTTAATGAAGTAGTAGTTTACAGTATATTTCTGTATAACAGTGGTACTGCAGTTGAAACAGTAGAGTTTCAGATAAATGACACAACAGTGTATAAAGTGGATGTTGACGCAGGTGCAAGTGTAAAACTAGCAGATAAAATTAACTTAAATACGTCTAGCACATTAGATGTGGTAGCAGGTACAGCAGTAAACATTACATGTAACTACTTGCTGCAAGCAGCTGATGTAGTATCAGTAAACAGTACAGTACAAACAGTTGTAGACTTGAAACCTTCAATAGATGTATTGTACGCAGATAAAAGCAATTTAGATGCAGTAGCAGCAGACCTGAACAACATAGATAAAGCAATAGTATATGCAGATAGTGCTAAAGCTAGTGCTAACTATAAAGGTGACTGGAATGATACTTATATAGATGGGTATGCGGTAGGTGACTCAGTTACATTCAATGGTAGAACGTATGTAAGCAAGATAGATGCAAATACGGCTAGCCCGGTAGACTTCACAAGTGACGCTAACTGGAAATTCAATCAGGATAGTGCATACAAGTACGTTGAAGAGAGTGATGATTATACAGCAAGTGTGTTTGATTACGTACTAGCAGATACTACTTCAGCAGCATTCACAGTTACACTACCAGCAAGTCCAGCTAACTTTGATATAGTAGGGTTCATGGACGTGAAAGACAGCTTTGATACTAACAATGTTACAGTAGCTAGAAACGGTAACTTAATAGTTGGATTAGATGAAGACTTAACATTAGATAAAAAAGGATTGAGTATGGAATTGATGTTTGTAAATGGTGATTGGAGGGTGAGATAATGAGTAGTATAACAGAATACTTAGGTGGTTCTGGAGGAGTGGTGTATCCATTCTCATTAAAAGCTGCAGAGATAACAACAAATTCTACATATGTTGCCCCTTACGCAGGAGACTATATTATTGTTTGTTGTGGAGGTGGAGGCGGTAGTTCAGATGAATCGTATTATGACGGAGGTTCTGGTTCCGGGTTTTTAATAAAAAAAGTTACGCTTTCAAAAGGAGAATCAGTAGATGTAACTATAGGTACTGGAGGTGCTGCTGGCTCCTCTGGTGGTACAACGTCTTTTGGGACATACTTAAGTGCAATAGGAGGAAATGTCGGAACTGACAGTGGAAGTATAGGTGTAAATGGTGGTGGTAACGGGGCTGCAGGAAATGGTAATGGTGCAGGAAATGGTGGAATTTATGTTGTACCTCAAATTATCTCTAATCTACTAGTTATTTCAACGTCTTCATTCTTACTTGATGGTACAAGTGATACTCTAATTTTCCAAGGAGAGCCAGCAGATGGTGATTCAGGCGGCGGTGGTGCAGGTCCAAGACCTTATGGGGTTGGTGGAACAGCGAACGGTGCAGGAACTGATGGAATTTGTATAGTATTGGAGCAAGTAAAATGAAAAAATATGCACAAATAGTGAATAATAAAGTACACGGAGTATTCGAGTATGAAGTGCTACCGGAGTTTGACAACACAATAGTAATGATTGATGTAACGAATTTAGCAACATTGCCAAGTATTGGAGACACTTACAATGGTTCTAATTTTATTTTACCGTCACCTCTGACATTAGATGAACAAAAGCAAGCTAAAATAAAACAATTACAAGATAAATATCAAGAAGACTATGATACTTATTTAGCTAAATACCCTAAGTCAGAAGTAGCATCATTCCCGGATAAAAAGAAAGAAGCTTTAGCTTACAACTTAGATAATACTTCACCTACTCCTATAATAGATGCTATTGTAGCTAGTATGCCTTCTACAGCCAAAGAAGAGTATATCCAGTCAGTCCTAAATAAGGTACTGTACTTAGCTGGTAAAGAGGGAGCTATGGTAGAAATTAGAGACCAAATTAAAGCTTGCACTACTCAGGATGAGTTAGATGCAATTCAAGTATAGGAGAGCATAATGGCATTCAGATCAGTATCGATAACCGGAGATGGCACAGAGTTAACTGCTATCTCTGGTACATCGACAGAGGAAAATGTAGTATATAGTATACTGTTTTACAACCCTAACGGAGCAGATGCTAGTGCAACTGTGAAAGTTAACGGTACTATTGTATTCACAGAGACTATAGCTACTGGAGCTACACTAGCTGTGGCTGATAAGATCAACCTAGGCGCCAGTACCGATTTGAGTGTAGTGCTTGATTCAGGCGTGGTAGCAACAATCAGTTATATGATATCTGCAGTAGATATAGTTACAGCTACGGATAATGTACAGGGTATACTAGATATTAAAGATGACATCATTACAGTAGCAGATAATACTAGTAACATTAATACAGTGGTAACTAATATGCCAGCTATACAAGATGCTTACGGTAATGCACAGATAGCACAAAGTTCCGCTAACTATAAAGGTGACTGGGTAAGTGACTATAATAGTGGTAATGGATACGCAATAGGTGATACTATCAGTTACACTGATGAGTACTTTTACATAAGTAAGATTGCAAGTAATACTAGCACTCCAAGCCTTATTAGTAGTGATTGGATGGTAGTTACAGGTGGTAATGCGTTTGTGTACTCAACAGTTACTGCTGATAAAACTGTAAATGCTAAAGAGTATTCATTCGTAGATACAGAAAGTATAGCACAAGTAGATACTATTAGTGGTATAGTAGTAGTAGATAGTACAGATTACGCTGTTACCATAAATGGTACAGATTATACCTATACCTCAACAACCCCTGTTGCACAAGTAGACACTGTTGTAGTAGGTACAGCAGTAGATGGAGATGTGTACGCAGTAGATGTAGATGGAACTGTATATAGCTATACTGCTGGTACAGATTCTACAGTTGGGTCTATTGGTGACGGTATAGCTGATTTAATATCGAACGGTGAAAGTGATGGTAATGGTAACGTAACAATAACTGCCGTTACAGCTGGTGTACCTCAAACTGTTGTTATAGATAGCAGTACAACAAATACAGATAACATCTCTACATCTACTACAACAGATAATGTGCCACCCGATACTGTTCAAGACATAATTAATGGTATACTGGATGCGATATCTGATGATAATGTAACAGCAACTGATTCAGGTAGTTCCACTATATTGCTTACGGCTAATACGGCTGGAACTGCATTTACTGTGAGCGTTAACGGTAATATGCAAGTAGTTGTTACTGTAGAGAACAAAGTAGGTCCTATTACCATAACACTGCCATCTACACCACTAGAGAACAGTGTAATAGGTTTCTTAGACTTTAAAGGTATGTTTGATACAAATGCTCTAACAATACTAAGAAATGGAAAACTTATAATGGGGTTGGCTGAAGATATGGTAGTAGATACAAAAAACATAAGTTTTGAACTTATTTATATTAATGGGGATTGGAGGATAAAATAATGAGTAATTTTACAGATTTTATGGGTGGTTCTGATAAGGTAAAAAATGATTTGACAAATACACTATTTAACTATTTGAAGATAAATACATATTCTATATTAGTAGATACTTCTGTAACTTGGACAGTACCAAACAATGGAAGATATTTGGTCTTTTTGAGCGGTGGAGGAGGCTCTGGTGCCGCTGTTGGGAATGCTGATAATTGTGATGGGACTGGTGGTGGATGTGGTGATATGGTTGTAAAATCTTTATTTCTAGCTAAGGGCGATTCCATAGATATAACAATCGGTGCAGGTGGTGCAGGTGTTGATGGGAACGGTAGTGATACTGCTAAAACTGATGGTAATGCAGGGGATATAAGTCAATTTGGGGATTATTTTTCTACAGCATCAATACAAAACGGGGGTGTGGGCGTTACCGATGGTTCATACATATCTATCAATGAACCTTCTTTACTATTTGCTCCTGATGGGGTTGATAAGAATGGAGCGACAAAAGTATATACTTCAAAAGAATTACAGCTACTATTGGACACTACACATAACAATTTTGGATTTACAAACGGTAACAACAATAATAGTGATAGTACAAGATGGCAAAGTGGAGGAGCAAGGTCACTACTAGCTAATGGTGGGGATGCTGGTGCGCAAACACCACCTCCTCCAATACTAGGAGCTGGGAGTGGGTGCAGAGAGTATTATGCAAGTGCCGATGGGGCAAGTGGTTTTGCCTTAATAATTTACATAAAGGATAACTAATATGAAGTTTAGAAACATAAAAACAGGTAATATAATTGTAGCAAGTCAAGAATTTATAGACAATAGAGTTGATAGTTCAGATTGGGAGTTAGTGCCAGAGGTTGTGATAACACCAACACTTGAAGAACTCAAACAACAAAAAATCAAACAGCTTCAAGATAAATATCAAGAAGAATACGATACTTACTTGGCTCAGTACCCACAAAGTGAAGTAGCAACATTTGAAGACAAAAAGAGAGAAGCTTTAGCTTATGACTTAGACAGTGCTTCTCCAACACCTATACTAGATAATATCTTGCTTGGTTATAACGGTACTGTAACTAAGGCGGAATATGTTGCTTCTATACTTGCAAAAGTAAATTATTTAGCTCAAAGGGAAGGTGTTATGGTAGCAAAGAGAGATGCTATTAAAGCCTGCACTACTCAAGACGAGTTAGATGCAATAGAGGTATAAGATGTTGCATTATAGAGACTTAACACCAGAACAAAAAACTAAGATATGTAATGGATGCGGTGGAAAAGGTGGGTTTATTAATCCACCTGAGTTTCTATTTCACGCATCATGTGACCACCATGACTTCCTTTACTGGAAAGGCGGTGTAGAGGAAGATAGAAAAAAAGCAGATGATGCGTTTTATAGCTACATGCAACTAGACACTGCAAACGAAGATTGCTTAATTAAACGAGTATACTACAGTGTGTGGGCTTATACCTACTATAAAGCTGTGAGATTATTTGGTAGTAAATACTTTAGTTACGGAAAACAAAAAACTATTGAAGATTTAATGGCAATACAATGAATAGGTCAGATATAAAAATAGCAGTAAGGTACACTATCATAGTATTCTTTATATACTTAGCATGGAATATGACTAGACCTGAATACTTACAACAGATAAAAGAAGTAGGTGAAGTAGCTGTTGGTGCTATATACACAAGCGTATTTGGTGTGTTAGGTTGGGTAGTTAAAAGTAATTGGAGTACGGCTCCTAGTGAAGGTAACTGAATGTTTGCACAACTAAACGTGTATAAGAACTTAATTATGTCTGGTATGGTAGTTGCACTGCTGATAGGATTATACTTCTACGTACATAGCTTGAAGGTACAGATAGCTGGATTAAGGAATGACCTTAAAGATAGTTACATAGAGCTAGCTAATAGTAGATTAGAGGGTAGTAGGTATAAGGCTGCATTAGATAAACAATCTAGTAAAATCGAAATGTTAGAGTTAGATAAGCAAAAAGCAGATAAAAAACTAGCTGAATGGAAAGCAAAACCTGCAGAAATACGGTATAATACCATATACAAAATTAGAAAGATAAAAAGCAATGACTGTAAAAAACTTCATGAACAAATCAGTGCTGTTAAGCGTATTAACTACAGTGACCTTTAGTGGTTGCGTTACTAAACCTATAGTTAGATATGTAGATAAGCCTTATGAAGTAAAGGTTCCTGTGAAATGTGTAGTTCCAGATGTGAACTGTTCATTTGACAGAAAAACTGATACCGAAGTCATCAGTGCTTTGTTAGAATGTATTATAGAGTTAAAAAGAGTGAATGAGGTGTGTAGTGATGACAGATGACGCAATGAAAGATTTAGTAACTAAGCATGATAAAGTAATTGAAGACTTAGTTACAAGTAACGCTAAAATAGTAGCAAGTGTAGAACTGCTAGTAGAAGCACAAAAAGAGTCCAATGAAAGACAGATGGCTACTAATAGTAGACTAGAGGAAATAAGCAAGTATTTAGCTAAACAAGCTGTGTTTGGTACTAAACTTGAAACTATGGATAGAGAAGTTAGAGAAAGTTTCAAACGTAGAGATGAGGCTATGTTTGACAATAACAAACGAATACATGCACGTATAGATGAAATAGCAAATACACAAAAAAGTGGAAATGGGTGTAATAGCGTAAGACTGCTTGCCAAAGATGTAGAAACTTTAAATAGGGAGTTTGTGCGTATGTCTGGTGCTGAAATGGAACAAAGACTTAGAATAGAAAAGATAGAAACCAGTAAAGCAGCGGATGTAAGCCCTACTACAATTAAATGGGCAGTAGGGTTGATTATAGCTTACAGTATAATGTTTGGCACTTATGTAGTACAATCTATCAATACTTTGGATAAATCTAATACTAAAATAATTTCAATGCTTACTAGAGACATGAAAGATACTGATCAGTTGATGAAAGATTGGTATGAAACAAATAGAAATAGTCACTCAGACAAAAGGTAGTATATTATGACTTCTAAACACTTTAAAATACATGAACTGGTTCCTAAGGTGCTTTATGATACGTATGGAGAAAAAGCTTGGCGATATGTTGATGTCAGACTGATTGAGACGATAGATAAGCTAAAAGAAGTATTCAGTGATGGAACTATGACAATCAATAACTACTACTGGGGTGGTAATAGAGAATGGAGTGGAATAAGAACTCCAGATAGTAAGTACTACAAGGTAGGGAGCCAGCACAGTTACGGTAATGCGTTAGATATAGTGTGGAGCAAGTACACAGCCGAAGAAGTAAGGCAATATATTCTAAATAACCAAGAGGAATTTCCGCATATCAGACGAATAGAAAAGGATGTTAGCTGGTGTCATCTAGATTTGGCTAACACTGGGGTAAAAGAAATAGTGTTATTTAGTGCTTAACACTTGAGGTAATAGAAGAAGCACTACAACATAAGTAAAGTTATGGTATAATAATGTTAATAAATAATGGAGCCAGCTGACAATGAGTAAAAAACTTACTACTGAAGAGTATGTACAAAAAGCAAAACAAGTTCATAACGATAAATATACCTATGAATACACTGTTTACCACGGTGCTGCCGAACCCGTTATAATAACATGTCCTATTCACGGTAATTTTATTAAGAACAGAGCTGCAGACCATACTAACAGTAAGGAAGGTTGCCCTGAATGTGGCAAAGAACGTAGAACACAGAAAAACCTGAGTAATACTGGAGAGTTCATTGAAAAAGCTAAAAAAGTACATCAAGACAGATACGAGTATGACCGCACTATATATACTAAAGCAAAGGGTAAAGTCTTAATTAAGTGTAAAATACACGGGTACTTTAAACAGCAAGCTCTTACTCATCTGCAAGGGAGTGGATGTCAAAAATGTAGATATATTAATACAGGTTGGACACACACTTTGTGGGAAGAAAAAAGTAAAACATCTTCACAATTCGATGGATACAAGTTATATGTTGTTCGTATGTACGATGGTGAAGAAACTTTCTATAAGATAGGAAAAACCTTTGTACCTGTTTCTACTAGATTGCAAAGTAATCCTTACCATTATACTGTAATAGGTACTATTGAGGGAGATGCAAAAACTATCAGTGAGCTTGAAGTAAAATATCATAATTTAAATAAGGATTATAAGTATTCCCCTGCACTGTCTTTTTCAGGGCATACTGAGTGTTACACTAAAGTTAAATTTAAAGGGTGTTTATATGATTAATAAAAAAGAACTATTAGTTAGTTTGCAGTCAGACTATAAAGCCTCTGAAGTACATCAAAAGGAATGGATAGCTAGGAGAGATAAATGGGTTGATGAGACCTACGGGAATAAGGGGTACGGAAATGAACAGAAAGGTCGTTCATCAATAGTAAGTAAGGATATCAAGAGACAGCTAGAATGGCTAATACCTAGTATGGTAGACCCATTCCTAGGTACTCCTGATGTGATTAAGTGTAACCCAGTTACTGCAGAAGACGTAGAGTCAGCTAGGCAAAATGAGCTAGTGCTAAATACGCAGTTCACTAGAAAATTTGATAGATACAACTTCATAACTAGAGCTGCTAGAGTATTAGCTACTGAAGGTACATGTATAGTACAGACTGGGTGGGATTATCAAGATGAAAGGGTTAAGGAAGAAGTAGATGTAATAGCTATTAATCCTATGACTGGTAAGCATGAAGTAGCTAAAACTGAGGTAGAGAGTACTAAAGTAATAGTTAATAAACCTACAGCTCATGTATGTAGAAATGAAGATGTATTCGTAGATCCTACTTGTATGGGAGATATGGACAAAGCACAGTTCGTGATATACAGATATGAAACAGACTTGAGTACACTGAGAAAAGACGGTAGATACAAGAACCTGAAACACGTAGGTATGAAGTTAGCTAGTGAAGATACGGATTACATACCAGAAGATAGAAGTAACTTCGAGTTCAGAGACGATCCACGTAAGAAGTTCGTAGTATACGAATACTGGGGCAACTACGACATGAAAGGTGATGGTATAGCTATACCGATTGTGTGCGTATGGACTGAGCATAACGTAATCATTAGATTAGAAGATAATCCGTATCCGGATAAGAAACCACCATTCCTTGTAGTACCATTCACTCCGATCCCTTTCCAATTAGAAGGTGAAGCATTAGCTGAGAACATTGGCGATAGACAAAAGGTTAAAACAGCAATCACTCGTGGGATCATAGATAATATGGCTAGATCAAATAATGGTCAAGTAGGGTTGCGTAAAGGTGCATTGAGTCCAGCTGATAAGAAGAAATTCCTGGCAGGGAAGAACTTCGAGTTCAACGGTACACCAGGAGACTTCTGGCAAGGTAGCTTCAATCAGATTCCAGGTAGTGTGTTCAATGTACTGCAGATGATGGATAATGACATTGAGAGTCAGACTGGAGTTAAGAGCTTCAACCAAGGTATATCAGGTAATAGTTTAGGTAGTAGTGCAACCGGAGTGAGAGCTTCAATGGATGCTACAGGAATGAGAAAGCTAAACCTAGTTAGAAATATGGCAGAGAACCTGCTTAAGCCATTGATGCGTAAATGGATGGCATACAATGCAGAGTTCCTGGATGAGGAAGAAGTAGTACGAGTAACTAATAGTGAGTTCGTACCTATTCGTAGAGATGACCTACAAGGCAGAATAGATATAGATATAGCTATCAGTACAGCTGAAGATAATAACGCTAAAGCACAACAACTAAGTTTCTTAATGCAAACTATAGGCAATAGCATGGGACAAGAACTGATGCAGATAATTATATCAGACATAGCTAGATTACAGAAAATGCCAGATTTAGCAGATAAAATAGCTAACTACAAACCACAACCAGATCCAATGGCACAGCAAGAGAAACAGCTAGAGCTACAAAAAATGCAAGCAATAGTAGGTAAACTACAGGCAGAGATAGAAGACATTAGATCAAGAGGCCAAGAGAATGAAGGTGACCTAAGATTGAAGAATGCTAAGGCAATGGTAGAAGAGGCTAAGGCTGAGAAGTTGGCTAGTGACAAGGATATGACAGACCTTAAGTTCATCAAAGAGAATGAGGGTGTAGACCATGCACAGAAGCTAGAGTTAGAGGAGTTGAAAGCTAAGATGAATTTGCTAAGTATGCAAATGCAACAAAAAGCTGGAGACAAAAACTTAGGTATATATGAAGGATAAATGATGGGTATAATTGAAGATAGAGCTAAGGCACAAGCAATAGATAATGAAAACTCTAGGTATGCACAAGTAGGTAAGCAAGCGATTGCACAAGAGAGAGCAGCACAACAAGCTGCACAGATGAAAGCATTAGCACAAGAAGCTCATCAAGCTGGGTTAGCACAAGGAGTGGAACACGGATTAGCTGCTGCATACGCTGCACCGAGAGATGGGGTAGTGGTAGACCCTAGAGATAATGTGTCAAGTGAAGAAGTGCAGAGAGCAGCTCAACTACTAGGTAGAATGCCTAATATGCAAGACATAATGACTATGAGAGCCCACTCACAAGGGTTAGCACAACAATACGGAGGAAATAGATAATGATGGATCAGGGATTAGCACAACAGAGTGCAATGGCAGGGCAGCAAGGTATGCAAGCTGAGGCTCAGCAAGCTGGTGGACAATCAGATCAAGAGCAGATTATGCAGCTAGTGGCACAACTAGTTGAATTGCTGAAGCAAGGGGTTACACCTCAGCAGTTAGAAGAGCAAGGTGTACCTAAAGAGTTGATTCAGATGGCAATGGAAGCAGCTGGGCAAGGACAACAGGCTCCAGTAGAAGAGCAACCAGTACCACAGGGAATGGATGGATTAGCTGCGTTAAGCGCAAGATAAGGTTAAGTTAAGTTTAAGCATTGTATAATTACAGTGTTTAGACCGTAACTGTCGTAAAACTAACATATCAACAACTAAGGAATACATCAAATGATGATTAACCAAGCACAGACTGATAATGTTTCAGATGAATTAGTAGCTACTGTAGAGATGCAGTACTGGGTGGAGCTTAAAGAGGCTCTAGATAGATTAGAGAACAATGCAGATTTCGTTAAGGTTATCAAAGAAGGTTACTTCAGAGATAAAGCAATTAATGGAGTTAGTTTACTGGCACATCCAGCGATCAAGGATCAAGGTAAGAGGGGTGATGTAATGGAGCAATTAGTTGCCATTAGTCAACTTGAAGATTACTTTGCTACAGTAAAAGCTATGGGTAATATCTCTCCAGATGAGGACGATGAAGATACTGAGTCTGAGGAGTAAATTATGGCATTTACAGAAGATCAGCTCTATAATATGAGCGACGAAGAACTTGAGCAAGCATACGCTGAAGCTCAGGTAGATGAAGATAATACTGAAGTAGGTGAAGCTAACGTGGATGAAGATTACGTAGAACCTGCTGAAGTAGATAATGAGGCAGATGATTTGGAACAACCTGAAGACCAGGACTCCGATGATAATGCTGATGTTGACAATGAAGTGGAAGAAGAGACTGAAGAAGACCCAGAAACTGAAGCTAGTGAGCCTGACGGGGACACTACTGAGGAAGAAGGACAACCGGAAGCAGAGGAAGACAAAGCGGAAGAGGAAACACAACCAGTACAGACGTACAAGTTCAAAGCTAATGGTATGGAATATGAGTTTACCGAAGATGAGATGAAACAACAGTTTCCTCGTGTGTTTGGACAGGCTATGGACTATACTAAGAAAATGCAACAGATTAAACCGTGGCGACAGACGATTGACGCTATTGAGCAAGCTGGCATCGATAAGAATGACTTGAACTTAGCTATAGATGTGCTGAAGGGTGACAAAGATGCGATTGGAGCGTTACTAAAGAGAACAGGTGTTGATGCCCTCGATTTAGATACGGAAGAGAGTAACTATGTGCCGAAGGATTATGGTCGTGATGAAACAGCTATCGCAATACAAGATGTGGTAGATGAGATTAGTAGAGATCCGGAGTTTGTGCGTACAGAGGCAGTCCTAACTAAAGATTGGGATGAAGGTTCACTGAATGAAATAACTAAGGACCCACAGCTGATTAAAGCATTACACATTGATGTACGTGATGGCACGTTTGATAGGGTACAACCAATTGCAGCTAAAATGAAAGTATATGATGGTGGGCGAATGTCAGACCTAGATTACTACAAAGAGGCTGCTAAGGTATACTTTGCTGAGCAAGAGCAGTCACAGCAAGCTATGCAAGCACAGGAACAAATGAGAATGCAAGCCAAACAAGCTAAGCAAGCTGAATTGGAACGAGTGCAAAAAGAAACTGCTCAACGTGAAGCTACTGAACAAAAGGCCGAACAACGTAAACGTGCTGTACCTTCGAAGAAGAGTGCAGGAACAAAAACTACTGTAACTGATTACCTAGATGATTCTGACGAGGAGTTTGAAAAATGGTATAAAGATAAAGTAGAGAATTTCTATTAAAGAGAAAAAGGTTTCCATAAGGCAACTAAGGGTATAATATATTCATGAAAGGATATACTATGTTAAAAGAAGTCAATGGATTCAATGGTAGATACACTGTAAGTGAAAACGGAAAAGTATACAGTATGATAGTCAGAAATGAAGGTATCAGTAAAACTCCAACAAAAGAGTTAGCTGCTACAAACAATAAAGGCTATCTTAGAGTTTCATTAAGAAGAAAAAAATGGAATGACCCTGTAGAAAGTAAATACGTACATAGACTAGTAGCGGAGGCGTTTCTTCCTAACCCATTAGGGTTAAAAGAGGTTAATCATATAGATGGCGATAAGCATAATAATTGTGCATCGAATCTAGAATGGTGTGATCGACAACAAAATATAGATCATGCTTGGTTAACAGGGTTATCAACTAAGGAAATGATGGTCGGTAAAGGTATGACTACCTACATAGGTACAAATATTAAAACTGGTGAAGAAATCACTTTAGTCGGTAAAAAGAATTTAGAGAATGCAGGATTTGTACTATCTGGTGTAACTAGAGCTATCTCTGGTAAACGTGGACCAGTTCATAAAGGGTACACCTGGAAAAAAATTAAGAGCCCACAAAGAGGGGACTAAAAATCGTAGTGTCTTAGGAGGCACAAAAATAATGAGTATGAATATTTATGGTAATGGTACTAACTCAACAGCTGGTGCTAACACAGTAACACACTTTTATGACAGAGCAGGTATCAAAGCTGCTAACCGTGTAAATGTTTATGGACAGTTCGCTGACCGTAAGACAATGCCTAAAAAAATGGGTAAGACTTTCAAGATTTCTAAGTTCTTACATATGTATGACCGTGATCTTGCAGATACTGAATTTGCAGCTAAAGGTTACTTAACTGCTCGTGATGCTGCTGCAGTATCCCAGTCACTATCTAATGCGTCACTTGCTGAGGGTGCTGGTCGTGTTAATACACGTTCACTTAGTAAAGTTACAATGGAAACTACACTTGCTAGATACGGTGAGATGATTGAATATACTGATGAAGTAGAACTCTTCTCAGAAGATTATATTCAGACACGTTACCGTGAAGAGCTAGGTGAATTAGCTAATAGTCGTATTGAAGACTTGATTCAACTTGATATGCTTGGTACTCCAACTGTAATGTTTTCTGGTGTTGCTACATCAAAAGCTACTGTAGGTGATGGTGCTGCTGCTGATGGTTCAACTGATGATGTTTACAAAGTGTCTTACGACTTAATGCGTAAAGCTGTACGTAAATTACGTAGAAACCGTGCTAAGAAAAATACACAGATCGTAACTGGTTCAACTAAAATTGGTACACAACCAATTGCTCCTGCTTACTATGGTGTTATTGGTGCTGATGTAAAAGCTGACCTTGAAACGCTTACACGTGGTTCTAGTTATGAGACTGAATTTGTATTCGTACCTGTTCATAAGTATGCTGCTGCATCTACACTTGCTGAAGGTGAAGTTGGTTATATGAATGAAGTACGTTTCATTGAGTCTGAAGCTGCTGTTACTTACCGTGCTGCTGGTGCTAAAATCCCAGATAGTTACGCTGGTACACTACAGTACAGTGATAATGGTTCTGGTGAAAATCATTTTGATGTATTCCCAATTCTTTTCCCAACTGAAGGTGCATTTGCAACTGTAGGTCTTAAAGGTCAAGGTAAAATTAAGTTTAACTCTAAGTCACCTAAAGACGTTGATAATGTTAATGTATATGGAAATCAGGGATTTTTCTCTTATTCTCTATGGTACGCAGGGATTATTTTAGAGGCTGAGAAACTTCTCGCTGTATATGTAGCCGCTTCGAAATAGGAAGCTTTAAGTACCCTATAAGGTAAATCCAGGTATACTTCTTGTATAAATTATACAAGGAGTTCCTGTGAATAACACACGACAAACCCCAGGTTATCAAAACCTAAAAATCCAAAAACTAAATAATTCATACGTTTTACTGCGTGATGATGGTACTAAATATTCAACCGTAAAGTATAAAAATAGTCCAGAAGCTACTAATGTAAAACTAATCGATGGTACTTCAGTACGAAGAGCTATAGAATACCTTATAAAAATAACCTTTCCTGAGACTGTACCAGGTAAACCAATTGAAGGGTACCCTAACCATACAATAACTAAGAATGGTGAAGTATACTCGTTAAAAACATTAAAGTACTTAAATCCTATTATTGGTAAAAATGGGTACAAAGTAGTAAATATTACTAGTATAGATGGAAACAAAGTATTAGAGTATATACACAGACTAGTTGCACGAGCATTTGTAGAAGGTGATCAAACACTTACAGTAAATCATAAAGACGGTGACAAACTAAATAATCATTATACAAACTTAGAGTGGATTAGTAATGAAGATAATCTAAAACACGCATGGGAAACTGGATTACAAGATAGTAGAAATAAGGGCTGTGCAGTATCTAAAGATGGTAAAGAGTGGAAGTTCTTTCCACGTTTAATAGATGCTAAAGAGCTAATAGAGAAAGAACTAAGTATCACTATGGCTAATGCAAGTAAGCTAGGCAAAGCTGCTAAACAAAATGACACATTAGATAAGAATAAAGGCTACGACGTTACAATTAATCCATATAGATACAGAGGGTATATAGTACTCAATACTATAGGTGAAGAGTTACCTGAGAAGTTTAAAAACATAGCTATGACAATAGATAACACACTGTACTCAGAAGGGCTAGAACGTCCAGTTGAAGTGTCTAAAGATAAAGAGAGTTGGGATAGGTATGATAGTGGTAAGAAAGCTGCAGAGGCTATAGGAGCTAATAGATCTAAAGTAACTAGAGCTGCTAGAGATAACGAGAAGCTAGGTTTTGCCAAGTATAGAACTGCTGGATACTACATCAGATATGCAAGTTAGTTCTTGCAATTCCCTCAATACTATGTTATAATACACCCAGTATAAAAACTAAAACAACCTAAAAGGAATTTAGATATGGCTAAAATTGATGAGCTAAAACAAGAAGCGAAAGAGTTAAATATTTCGTTCAGTCCAAATATTAGTGAAGCTAAGCTTCAGGAAAGAATCAATGAGTTCTACGAAGCAGAAGAAAAGAAAGCTGATGAGAAGATTGAAGCAGAGATTAAAGCTAAAGAGTCGTTCGAAGAGAATAAAAAAGGTGCAGACATAAAGTCAGTACATAAGATGGGTGACTTAGCTCGTAAGATGGAAGCAAAGGCTCGTAAGACTAAAGTAGTCACGATAGTTGATAATGATCAACGTGAAAATAACTTCACAACTACAGTGTCAGTGAATTGTGGTAATGAGTGGTTCGACTTAGGTCAGATGATCCTACCATTAAATACGCCTGTTGAAGTAATGCAAGGGCATATTGATGTGATTAAGGAAGTTGAAATACCTATGCACGTTAAAGATCCTAAGACAGGATTGTCTAGACTTGAATTGAGAAAACGTTACTCAGTTAGTTTCGAAGACATGAAAGCGTAACTATATAGACTCTACTTAGGTAGGGTCTGTTATATTTATGAGGAGTAACAATGGCTACAGATTTAGTAATAACAGACTTAGTTAACGGTTCATTAGACAGTAATAATGAGTGGGTTGGTACTGGTGTATTCGATAAGCTTATTTCAGCAGTTAATAAGAATATCGAAGGACAGTATAACCAAGGTAGAATCACATCTACAGACTATGCTAATGTTTACTTAGGTGGTATGCAAAGTGTAATTGCACAAAGTATGCAATATTTACTGCAAGAGAAACAAGTGGAAGCGCAGACTGATTTACTAATTACTCAAAGAGAGCAAGCAGAGTTGGATGGTGCTGCTAAACGGGCTGAAATAGAAGCTCAAACAGCATTGATAAACTCTCAGAAGGTAGGTAAAGATTATGAGAATGCTAACATACTACCTGAACAGAAAAATAAACTATTAGAAGAAATAGATCTACTGCAAACTCAAGATAGTGAATTGGTAGCTAATGGTGTTAAAGACAGAATACTCAAAGACAAACAAGCAGCACTAGAAGATAGTAATAAGGCAAAGATAAATTATGAAGTAGAAGTTGTGTTACCTAAACAAGTAGAAGTAGAAGAAAGAAAAACACTCATAGCTGAGGCACAATCTGCACAGGATTTATTAAATAAAGCTGTGCAGAAAGGTAAAGTTGAAGCAGAAACAGAACTTGTAAATGCACAAGGAGCAGAAGTAGAAGCCCAAACAGCCCTAGTCAATGTGAATAAAGAAGCTAAAGATTACGAAAAAACTAATATTCTTCCAGCGCAAAAGAATAAAGTTGAAGCAGAAACTGAGTTTATAGACACACAAGGTTCAGAAGTAGCAGCTCAAACAGCATTAGTTAATGTAAACAAAGAGGCTAAAGATTATGAGTTAGAAAACATACTTCCTGCACAGAAAGACAAGGTAGAAGCAGAAAAAGACCTTATAGCCGCACAAAAAGCAGAAGTAGCAGCCAACGCAGCTAAGACTAGAGAAGTTAAAGATAAAGATATCTTAGTAAAAACTAATCAAGCAAGTTTATTAACCAGACAGGAAAAAGCTTTGGGAGATAGTTTACTCAAAGATTTATTTAAAGATGCTTCTGGAGGGTTTGCAATGGCGTATGCAGACTTACCGGCTGCTAAACAAACGCCGCCACACTCTTGGACAGAAAAAGGTATTAATGGGTTAGAAAACTTAATTAGAGAGGCTGCAGGAGTGGCACCATTCCCATCTACAGAACAGTCCTAAAAAGGTATAAATATGGGTTTGTTTAGTGGTCATAATGAAGTATATAAAAGTTATGGTATACAGCCATTAAAAACGAATCCTAAACTGTCAGAGGACCTGTGGAAACAGTCTAAGTTAAGGTTAAATAAAGCCTATATGGATGGTGGTGTTGAAGGGTATGCTAAAAGTAAATGGTATATGGCCAAACAAATACGTAAGAAGTATTCACCTAAGTATTTAGAGAAAGCAGGAGTAGCAACTACTTCTACAATGGCATTATATAAATTTGACATACCTGCAATACAAAGTAAGTTAAGAAGTGATTTAAATGACAATTCTATCGTAGTTAAATCAGTATCTGGTTCAGAAATTTTAAACAATCTAACAACTGTAGATGATAAGGTTAGAGCTATTGTAGGTAACCTGCGACAAGTAGACGGTTATATGATAGATGATTTAGATATAGTTTGTAGATTTTCCTATAGTTCAAATTCCGCAACAGTTTACAGTAGAAATATAACCGGTATTTCTCCATCAAAGCATGTAAGAGAGATATACTTAAATGCTGAAGAGGAACTATCTTATAGAGACATTTATATTGATACTGAGTATAATAAAACTCAAATAAACACTTTAAAAGGTTATTTGCACCCCAAAGACTTATTAGCAGTTATGAAAGATAGATTTAGCGGTAATGCTTTTTGGTGGCTTAACTCAGTAGATACTATAGCAGGTACCATAGAGGTTGGAACTCTTGAGTTAGGTCTGAAAGCTATATCTGGAATAGACTGGTTCTATGCTACAATTAGCAATATAGATGCTAACACTGCTGTTTTTGTAGGTGCTTTAACAGGTAAAGCTAAGGGTAAAGAAGATGAAGTAACTGTTGAAGAGACTACTAAAGATGGAGAATGTACTGAATCAGATACTGTTACTACAGATGTAGTAGAAACGCTTAATGAAGGATACTACACTAAACCTGAAACAAGTGAAACAGCACAAGTCACAATAAGTAACAACTTATCAATATCTACTACTTTAGACATTACTGCTAAATACACTATAGAAGGCGATATGAATGAGATAGTTACCACTACAGTGGAAACTACATATACAGCAGGTACTCGAACAGAGACGGATGATGACGGTAATGAGACTACAGTAGATACTTGTACTAAAACTGTTACTACGACAGTTGTAACTGAGTATGAGCCTCTTAACTGTGGAATAGGTATTAGTGTTCTTACCAACTCCCCTATTGAGTATAGACCTGTAAAGACAGAACTAATAGTACCAACTGTGACGGATAAGTATCATGGATGGGTTGCCTTAGAACAATTTAGGAATTACGCTAATAATAACTATTCAATATACTATACAAAACCTGTGGAGTCCACAATCTATAATAGTTTTGTAACCTACGAGCAGGAAATAAAACTTATACCTGGACCAGGGTTATCAGACTTTGATGGTGTTGTTATATCACCAAATGCATTATCGGTTATGAAAGGCGCAGTTATACTGGACGGTTTCACCCTTGTTGCTAGATTGGGATTTAATACTACAGCATTTTATGAGTTAACCTCTAAAGTGGTTCCGGTAAACTATACTAAGACAGTTACCAATAGCTTAGGGGATAGTGTAGAGTTAGATAGTACTATGTACATGTTGGCTGATAAAAGTGTACTTACTACTATTGACATTGAAGATACTACTCCTATGATTCCTTTAAAAACTAATGGTTGGGCTGTTTATGCAGACACTCCTCTGCTTAAGGCTAAAAAGTATATTATAGATTTACTTAAGACTTATGTTCAACCTAAGTATGAACTAGTGGAAGTGGAAGATGGATGGACAGGTGGTACTTATGTTGAGCGACAAATACAAAATCAGCCTGATTTAGATCTTAGTGTATCTTTTCAGCTGGATATCGGTAATACTAGTATAGTTGGCTCTTTTGAAGAATTAGACACCTACTTATGGGATACTAAAAATCCTGATTTTGAGAATCTTATTAGTAAATATGACAGTAATTACTCAAAAGCTACTTTAGTTGCTGGAATAAATAAATATAAAGATGGAGATCCAGACCCTAAACTCGGAAAAATGTTGAGAGTAATGAAATCTTTAGGGATGGATGAAGATGGTGTTAGTAGTTTGATGGAGTCTACTGTTTCGTCTCCTGATACTTTTACGTCTACAATATTTGTTGGTTTAGCAATATTTGAAAGTAGTAACGACGCAGAAGCAACTATAGATACTACAAAACTAGTTGTTGATCCTTATAATGCTAGAGCAAAAGTAATGTATAAATTAGCGGATAAGTTAACAGGTTCTGGAGTAGTGGAAGGAGCAGCTACTACCATTACGTATCATGCTAGTAATATGAATGCAACCTATTCTTATACTATAGTAAAAGACACAATAGCTAATTTTACTACTACAGCCGAGTATACTGAGTTATATGCTACTAATGGTAATAAGAGACCTAAATACGCTGCTAGGATAGCTAAAGAACACACAAGTACCTATACTACTACTAACATTGGGGATTCAGATACAACTACCAATTTGTACACTATAGTTCTTTATGCATATTTTATAGCTGCTGATGGTACAGCTATTAGATATACTTATAAGAACATTACAGGAATATTTCAATCCTATGACGGTGTATACTCTATATCTACTAGTCAAGTAGGTTCTGATAATGGTTGGGGTACCACTACTATAAAAGGTGGAGACAAGTTAGATCAACTAGTGATTGTATACCCTGATATTATAAATAAAGAATTAGCTTTTAGGGAATACACTGTACTATATAGCAGTAACCTGTTTCTGTACACCTACTCTAGAAAGGTGGTACATATTAAATGGTACCAAAGTGGTTTCTTTGGGTTTGTATTAATAGTAGCTGGAATAGCTATCATAATACTTACTGCCCCTGAAACAGGTGGGGCTTCATTAACATTGGGGTCATTTCTCGGAGGATTAGTAGGTGGTATGGCTATAAGTATAGGTATGAGCATACTTGCTCCTGATATGAATCCGATGCTAAGAATGGTAATTGTCGCAGCACTTACCATGGGTGCAGGAGCGATAGGTAATGGTGTTAGTAGCGAGTTGTTGACTGCGCTTGAGAATGCATCTATATCAGACATAGCTGTAGCAATAGTGGATCACTTTGCTGAACAAACGTTACTACAAAACATCGGTACTATAGCAGGTATAGCTTCTACTATATCTGATTACGAAACTGAGCAGAAAATGAAACATATGGATGCTGACTATAAAACTAAAATGGCTGTATTAGAACATAAAAATAAAGAACTAAATAAATTAGTTGAAAAAGATAGTGTACACGAGTCATATGTAGAAGTATTTAGAGATATATTAGTTAGTACCTTAGAAGATGAAAACTACGACCCTGTAAATGTCCCTGAATGGTTAGTAGGTGCTAATTTCTCTCCAGACTACTTAGTATATACTTCAAGCGTTACTGCTCAAGCTGATACAGCAGCACCTTCTGCTGTGTTATTATCTTCCACTATGCGAGAAGTAATGGTACCGATAGTATCAGCAGATGCAAAATTGCCAGTATTATGATATAATACGTTAATAGAAATACTTTAATAAAAGTACATAAGGATATAGTATGGGTTACGATTTTTTAAATAATGGTGGATTAGCTTCTTCACTAGTTAGTGGTAAAGGTTATGACGGTTCTACATTAATTGATATGAATAAATTTAACTCTTTTGCAGAAAAGTACCCAGAACTAGCTGCTAAGATGGGTGCTAACGGATTAGTATTTAATGATAAAAATGTAGGATACTTTGCTAAACCTACTACAACTGCACCTACTACAAATAACTCTGGTATATTTGATGGATTCTCTGAAAAATGGGATAAAGCGTGGAAACCACAAGAGCAAACAAGTTATAAATTTAACCCAGAAACTGGTAAAATGGAGCCTATTAAAGTTAGTGGTGACTTCACAACTTCTGCTGGATTCAAAGGACTACAGAGCTTATACGGTGTAGGTATGGATATATACGGAATAACTTCTAATAATAAAACACTAGCTCAACGTCAAGATCAGATTAATAAACAGTATGACTTAGGGTTAAAAACTTACGGACTAGCTAAAAGAAAGTATGATGACTCTAGAAATGATAGAAAAATTAGAGGTGAGAACTATGCTAAAGCGAATGCTGAAGCTGCTAAGATGTATGCGAAACAATAAAGGATAGATAATGCAATCAGAATTTTTACAGGTAAGCCACAATTTACAAGATGCATCACGTCAAAGAATGCGAGATCAGGTTGCATTAAATCAGCAAGCATTCCAGAACCAGATACTAGCTAAACGGTTCCAGGATGAGCAAGAAGACCGTCAGAGAAAGTTGGGTGTGCAAAGTGCAGTTTCCGACTTAGCTAAAGGATTCGATGCTCAATCAGTAAGACCAGAAGACCTACTAATGCGAACTAATACTGCTGTTGTTGATAAGTATAACCAAATAACTAATAACGGTAAACGCGAACTTACGCCTAAAGAGATGCAGGTATTTAATGATACGTATACACAGGGGTATAATCCAACACAAAGTGAAGCTAGTCAATACGTATCGAATAAGGTGCTTGCTGCTGGTGGTACTGCACAGGAAGCAGCTAATGCTGCAAAGTTACTGAGTCAACAATTCGATACTAAGAAAGAGATACTAGCTAATGAAGCAGCTCAAACTAAAGCGTACAACGACGCGGAAGATAAAAGAGTGAAAAGAGAGCAGTTCCTAGTACAAATGGGAATGAAAGCTAACATAGCTAATAGTAAAGATGGTAGTAAGTCCACTGGTGGTCATTATACATTTGCACACAAACCGGGCGACAATGAAAAATACCTAGATTTGTTAACTAATAAAGCTTCACCTGATTACATGCCGATCAAGTACGATGATAAACAAGCTAAGACCTTGTTCAACTTACTAACATCTCCACGAACTGAAACAGTAAATGGTAAAGAAAAAATCATAAAAGGGTACACACCTGCAGAAGCATACGAGTACATCACACACTCAAAAGATCCAGGTACATGGGGTACTAACTACAAGTTCGAATACCAGAATAATGGTAAAATAGCTAAAGACGTTGCAAAGTACGTTGATGGCTTACGTAATGAATACGGTTATGCAGGTAGAAATAAAGCAGCAGTACCAGGATTAACTGATAAACAGATAGCTAAGATTACCCCAAACTACGTTACGTCAAAGTCGTTAGGGCAGTTACTAGCTGATAGAAACAATTACAACAAGATACTTGACAGATTAGGTAAGTCAATTACAACAAGTACGGGTAAACAGAGTAGTAGTACTCAACATAAGAAGGAAGCACCTACAAGTAATGCACTACTAGATGCATTGAACAGCCCTAAAGGGGATCACGCATTAGCTAGCCTAGCAGTAAATAATCCTGAAGGGTTTGCAAGCATGTATGGTGGATTAGGCAGTAAACAACAAAGTCGAGTAAATAAAGCAATAGCAAATGATAGCATATGGCTAAATGAAGCAGCTAAAGGAATAAAAGTAAATACTGCCCATAATAATAAAAAGCGTAAGGAAGTTAGTAAAGAGGTAAACAGATCTGCCTTAAACCCTTACAAACCAGGTATGCTGGTGACTGAATATCCTGATACCTTATCATTCTACATAGCTAAGGAAAAGTACGATAAAGCCCACCCTAAGCATATAATACCTAATGGGGGAGATGTAGAGAACTTCTTAAATGGGTTAATAAATCGTGAACCTTCAAAAAGTTCATTATCTGCGGAACAACTGCGTAATATAAAGGCATTGCAGCAAAGTAGGAATATAAACCTTGCTAACACCTTGCTAAATCCAACTGCTAGAAAGAACCTAAAGTAAGCTTAGTTATGGTATAATACGATAATAAATATTATATCTACTAAGGACTACAAATGCCTCAATACCTACAAGACCCAGCAGAAAACATAGCGGAAAACATAGCAGCATTTGGGTCGAATTCAACTAATACTAAAGTAGACAACTTACAGCAAAGAGCACAAGATAAGATTAACAAACTATCAGGAGATAGACTTAGTACTTACAGTGATGCCATACTCAAATACACAGGGGATGACGGTGATGGATTCACTACAATCGATCCTACAACAGGTAAAGAATCCACATACAGAACTGCTGGAATAGATGCAGTAGAGACCTTACACGGTAATCGTCCATACGATATGTATGGAGTAGAACCCAGCTTAAAGCGTAACCAACCAGAAAAATACAAATACAGTAAAAGTGCACTATCAATGGATGCACAAAGACAAGGCGTTGCTGACGTAATAAACCAAAACAATCCAAATGCACACAAGACTGCAGCTAACATTACTGAGCAAGACATGCTAGATGTAGCTAACATGAATAAGATACAGCAACTAGCTGATATAGTAAATGGTAATAGTGACTGGGAAGCACCATACATACCGGGAGCTAGGACGGACTTAAGTAAAAATGCCTACAGTGGCGGCAATGGCATGAATATACCAGTAAAGGTAAAAGGTGTACAAAAATCGAATATGTCACGTGAACTAGGATACTTAGCGAATAAAGAAGGGGTAGACATAAATGCGGTAATGCATAATGATAACCAAGTTAATACAGGTGGAAGATTCGCATACGAAGACTCATTCGGTAATAAAGGTGAAATACAACCGGTAGATAATGGAGAAGCATTACTAGCTGCATTAAACAAAGCTAAATTTGGTGATCAAGGATTCCTAGAAGGGGTCGCTAAAGGAACTGCAAGTACAGTTACTAGTACAATAGGTCAGGCAATAGATGCAGTAGCTAATGACGCACCTGACTGGTTGATAGGTAAAGCAGAAGAAGCTTACTATGACCATCAAATAGCTAATGCCACAAGTAAAGAAGAAAGAGCTAAACTAGAAGCAGAGAAGAAAGATGCCATAGCCCACAGTTTCAAGATGAATGGAGTAGCTAGTTGGTTAGGTGGTGATGGGTACAACGATACGAAAGAGTACTACACGAACGAGAACATAGGTCAGATGGCAGATGCAACATACGGAGTTAACACTGATCAAGCACAAAGAGAACAAGCACAAGTAGAGGATGACATAAAGAAAGGTAACTACGGGATGGCTGCATGGCATGCAATGCGTAGTGGTAACATCGTGGGTAACGTAGTTGGTAGCGTTGGTACATTCATGATAGGGGCTGGTGAAGCAAAAGCTGGCATGATGGTAGTTAAGAATGGCAGTAAAATAGGTAAGGCATATGAGAAAGCTGCACAGTTAATGAAAGCTGGTAAGGTAGTGCAAGCAGAGAAGTTGACTGCTGCTGCTAATAACAAGCTAAACATGGCTCAGAAAGTACTAGCTAAAGGAATAGAGAGAGCCGGTGCTACTGCGATGTTCACTGGAATAGCTAATGATACCTTAGCAGCTAGAAATGAAGCTGAAGGGCAGAAACACACTGGAGGAGAAGACATTGCATTAGCTAGTATATCAGCAGCATTACAGACTTACATAGGGTTAGAGAGTGCAATGGTAATCACTAAACCGATTAAAGTAGCATTGAAAGACTCAGTTAGCGTACTAGGTAAGAAAGCAACTGATAAATTATGGCATTCAGTACTAAAGTCAGCAGGTAGGATGGCAGCTGCAGGCGGTAAGGGTATGGCAGTAGAAGGTACTGAAGAGTACTTACAACAGTGGGCAGACATACTAGGTAAACAGTGGGATACTGGTAAGAAAGGTGATGACCTACAAAGCATAATAGCTAATGAGAAGAATCAATTAGATGCTAAAGTGGCTGGTATAGAAGGGCTAGCAGGTGGACACATTGCAGGTGCAACTCAAGGTGTAGCAGAATTATCAAACGCAGTGAATAGTTTAAAAAGTAAATTACCTAAAGGTAGTAAACCGGTAGAAGCCAAGGTAACTACAGATGAAGAACTAGCGGCTAGTAGAGATGCCGCTAATAGAGCAATGACAAATGTACCTACGTTTCAAAGTATAGCTAGCAAGGTTGATGATCCTAAGAACGTTAAAGTTAAAGATGCTATGAAAAAGGTTATACTGAATGGTAGTTCAGATGGTAAACCTGGGTTAAATAAAAATATAGATGACTTAATGACTCATTTAACAACATTAGATTCATTAGACAGTACTCCAGAGATAATAACTGAAAAAGAGTTAGTTACTAAACATCTGCAAGATGCTCTGAACCTTAGACGTAAACTAAATGGTGAATCAGAAATATTAGGGAATAGGGACCCTAAAGAAATAGCTAAGGATATGGCAGAAGTTCAGACAGAGTTAGCTGATATAACAGATGAAACTGTTAAAAGTGAAAAGGTAAAAGAGTTAGCTAAACTGAAAGCTGAGAAATTGGTTAGTGATCTGGTACATAGTAAAGACTTTAATGGGGTTACGGTAGTAGATAAAGCTAATAAGAATGAATCGTTAGCGTTAAAGCTGCTTGGTGGAGAGTACAAAGGTAAGCGAAAACTAGGGATGCTAGAACACCTAGATGCAGTCATAAACGCTCAATCAGATACAGCTAGAGATAGTGCAATAATAGCTATGAATAAGTTTATGAGTACTCAAGCAGAGAAGAGGGATGCATTTAAAGCTGCTCAAAGAGTGTATAAAGAGAAGGCTGATAACTTACGTGAAACTATCAAAAACTTAGAGGCTATAGGTAAAGATGCTGCAGGGTTAGATAAAGCTAAAAATGACCTAGCTAAACTAAAAGTAGATGTGAACTATCCTGGAAGTAAGTACGTGTATGACGGTAAAAAGTCTGAAGGGTTTACAGCAAAATTAGAGAAAGAGTACAAGTTACTACAAGACATAAACAGTTTAGCTACAGACACTATCAACGGTACACTAGAGGTAGGTAAGCCACAACAAGCTGAAACTACGCAGCAAAAGGTTGAGGAAGCTGCACCTGTCGTAGAAGGTGCAGTAAAAGAGAAAAATGCGAATGTACAGACAGCTACTGTAGCTGGTATACCTATTAGATACTACTCGGCAGATGCTTCTAATGGACAGTTGGCTGGTACCTCTTCTGACGGTAGTAAAATTAGACTCAGTAAGAACATTACAGCAAAAAAGGTATTAGATTACTTAAGTACTCATAGAGAGTTTAAAGACGAAAAGTCTAAAGAGGTTATACTTACTAAACAACAGGTTACAGATAGCATAAATAAAGACTATAGTATAGACTTCTTAGATACGATAAGTAAGCTAAGCCCACAAGATATACGTAAATTTCTGTTATTACACGAGTATCGACATACACAACAGATAGGCAAATACGGAAAAGAAGAGTTCAGAAAAAAATATACTGCTGATCCTGCATTATATGAAAAAGATGCAAATGTATTTGCGCTTAAAAAATTAGGATTACTAAATAAAGGAAAAATAGATGCAAAACAAAATGAAGAAACTAAAGTTGTTACAGAAGAAAAAAGCACTACTACAGGAACAGAACAAAGTACTGGACAAGGCAATACAGAGAGCACAAAACCTAAGCAAGAAGAGCTAACAGGTATAGATAAAGAAATAGCCAATTTAGAGGTTGAAATTAAAGAGCTAGAAAAAGAAGTATACGAGAAACAGAACACACTAGATAAACTGACAGATGGGTATAACTTTAAAAATACTAAAAGACATATACTCAGAAATGCCATACAAACTAGGATGTGGACAGCTAAACAGTTAGAAAAGTCTAATGCTAGTATAAAGCGTATAAATAGCTATATAGCAAGCATAGATAGCAGTGTTGATGCGTTGTATAATAAACTAGCTGAAACTACCAACAAAAAAGTAGAAAGTAGTATACAACAGGCTATTGACAAAAAGGTAGCTAAAAAAGATGAGCTTGAATATAAAAAAGATTTCATAAAAGACCAAACACAAGGCAAAGAACGAAAATTAACAGAAACTAGAAAGAAAACCATAAAGCGTATATTACAAATGCAAGAGGTTAATAATAAGGTAAAAGACACCAAAGCTGCAATCAAAGAAAAGAAATCTGAACTGATAGATAAAACAGCTGAAAGAGATAACAAAGTAGCTAGTAGTATACTTGCATGGACTGCTGACAATAAATCCCATCACGTTACTGAAGCTAAAAATGGTGTAGATGTTGCATACGGCAAAGGTTACTTACACGAGTTCTTCAAAGCTGCTACAGAGCCTAAGAATTTAAATGCTACAGCTTTAGATGTGCTAAGAGAGTTACTAGCACAGAAAAAGGAAACACTGTCAAGTGTAGCACAGAAGAACTTGCTTACTGCAGGTGTAACTATAAAGAAATTGACAGGAAGTGTACAAAGTGTAGTAGAGAATGACTTATCATCTGCAAGAGCTAACATGGTGTGGTTTGGTACAGATAGTGTAGAAGGATTCCAAAGTGTAAGTAGAATGCTAATGGCATATACAGTGCCTGAAGGTGAGTTCGCTAATAAAGGTAAACTAGAGTTAAACGGTAAGGTAGCTGAGGCATTGGCAACAAGCGCAGTAGAAGTGTTGACAGATAGTATGGCTAAGTTTGACTCAGAACGTAGAGACAACAATGCAGTAAGAGCGTTGAAGGGTATGGATAAAAATGCTCCGGTAAGCCAGACTGATAGAATGTCAATCAAAGACTTTGATGGAATAATGGATTATGTGTCAAGTACTATAGGTAATAAGGCTTGGAAAGCACTAGGACTTAAAGCTGTAAAGGATGCACCAGAAGGGTTAGATACTGAGTATATAGAGCAGAAACTAAAAGCAGAGTTAGGTATGCTAGGTATGTTAGCGTTAGAGAAAGCTGAGTATATAATACTAAATGCTAAAGATAGAGATATAAAACTTAAGAAAGAAATGGTGTTTAAGAAAGGGTATAAGACTCCAGCTGCAATGATATATGAGAATGATAAAGATGCAGGTAAACCAGATATAGTTACATACAATTTGACAACTACAGCTAAAGATCTGATTAAAGCACATAAAGGTATGACTACAGACTTAGAAAAGGTATTAGAACCTACTGAGGATTCATTGGGTATATACACAGAAGATAACAAGCATGAGATGGAGGATACGCCTACTGAACACCAAAGTGTGTCTAAGTTGTTCTCAGTGTCGGAACCTAGAGTTAAAGCAGTTAAGAAGCAGAGTGATACAAGATTGACTATCGGTGAAGATTTCATGACAGGGTTAGATAAGCTAGATGGAATTGCAGACACTACAGGATATGATGAGAACGGAGAAGATGTACCATACTCACTGCTAGATAAGATATTAGGTAAAGTAGACCCAGATACGATATATGTGAATGAAAGAGAAGGTGCTAAAGGTAAGAATGACGCTATAGATAGACAGAAGAAACTACTAGATGAAGTGTATGAAGCTACAGATAAAGGTAAGAAACCATTCTGGCAGAAGTGGAGAATACTTACAAACTTTAGATTTGGTATCATAGGTGGTAAATTTGACCATCAATCAATACTATTGCATAGATTTGCTACAGACATGGGTAAAGCTGAAGTTAAACTAGGTAGTACAGAAGAGAAGATATTAAAGTTAGCTATCGGGCAAGCACTAGGTGTTGATGTAGATAAGTTACCTATGGGTAAATCTATAAAACAGTATGCAGGGTTAGAAGCTAAAGTTAATGGAGTGTTTGGTGATGCTAAGATACCTACAATACAAGATATTACAAATGACGATCTGAAAGAGTTAGTGGATGTGCTAGGTGTGCATGATGAGCATGGTATAAAAGGTATGATAGAAATACTCAAGTACATGAACCATAAAGAAAGTGCTAGTGATGAAGCATATATGTCTACGATCATGTTAGAGACGGATGCAGTAACTAGCGGTTACATACTCAAGATGCTACAGATGCCAATATTCGTGAAGGGTGGTAAACTTGACATGAAGAAAACGTTTGAAGAATTAGAGCGTGGTGGATTCATGAGAGTAAAAGATGGACACGTGCCAAAGTATTCAGAAATAGCTGATGATAAGACTAAGAGAGATGCATACCAAGAACCTGCTGAATTATTTAGGCAGAAAGTGGAAAACGCTAAAAAAGTAAATATAAATGTGAAGGGTGAAATTAAAGGAGTAGTACTCGATAACAGTAAAGGGTTAGCGGAATTAAAGTTTGTAGATCCGGTACCAAGTTTCATAGGAAAACCGGTTCCACACCCAGCTTTAGTTAAAGGTACGCAAGCAGAGATAGAGAAAAGAGCTAAAGGTATACTCCAAGGTATGGAAGTAGCTATGGAGTTACTTGGAGAAGGTACACGTGATGGTGAAGAACATCTGATAGAAGAAATATCTAGAGCATTCATGAAACATCCGTTCATGGTACTTAACTACGGTTCAGGTATGAAAGGTATTATCAATAGTATAGCTAAGAGAGCATTATCTACTAGTGGTACACCATATCCCTCTAAAAGTAACTTGAATGCGTTAATGACTACGATGGCAACATCTAAGAAAGTAAGTGAAGTAGAGGGTGCATTTGACCTGATGAAGAGAGCATTAAAAGCATCTTCGTATTTGATGGTAGATCCGTCTACAGGTAAGAAAATGTACTACGATAAGCAAAGTGAAGCTGTAGATGCATGGTTAGGTAAGTTGAGGGCAGAGTTAGATAAAACACCGATGAATGTGCTTAACATGAAGATACCGGATAACTTCTACGAGATGGTACAAGAGCATGTAGCTAGAGTGGTTGGTAAACCGATTAGAGATACATTTGAAGAACAGTATGGAGAATTGATTAAGGCTACTAGAACTACGAATAGTACGATTGCGTTGATAGGTAAGATTGCATTAGAAGAAGTGAATAAACAAATAGATATAGAAACTAAAAAGAAGAATGAGGGTAAACATAAAAGTAAATGGGTACCGTTAACTACTAAAGAAGTGGATGCTATACTCAAAGCTAATAAGGTTATCTTACCGATTATAAATATGGCATTAGACAATGGTAATGGGGATCAAATGGTGCTGTTCAAGACTGCTAAAGGTGATTGGACAGAAGGTACTATGAACACTGCTATAAACCTCCAGGGTAAGATAGAGAGAGCTAACGGTGATAAGCTGAGAGCTAACAGTGAGTTGTACAAGATGGTAGTTGCGTTTACTAGTGGAGCGGTAATGCCGATACACGCACAGGATGCTTCGATACAAGCTGAAGTGCTAGCTAAGTGGGAAGCATTAGGAGTGCATGATGCAAACTTCGCTACAGTAGATAAAGCTATGGGTGTAACTAAGTCTTACAACAAGTCTGCATATCATTTGAGCAAGGATTGGAGTTTAACTACAGAGATGCTAGATAGCTTGTATGCTACGTTGAATGGTGTAGATAAAGAAGTCATACAGAAAGTAGAAGATGATACGGCTATGGAGTCTGTACTGAATGTAGTTAGAAAGATGCTTACGAATCCGGTAAGTGACATATACGATATGATACAAGGTGAAGCACCTACAGCATTAGACGGGTTGTCATACGCAGAACAGAAAGAATTAGTAGTTGAGATAGGTAAGAATCAAAATGAAGTGTTAGCTGCGGTTAAAACATTCCTGAGTAAGCTTGATGGTGATTTGAGCGATGCTTACAACGAGTACCTGAATACAGTCAGTGAAATGGATATGAGTGATAATGCTAGGATAGCTATGATGAGTGTTGGTAGAATGAGAGATATAACACATCTACCTACAATGAGAAGTACAGTGAAAGAGATGGAACAATTACAGAAAAGAGCTGAAGAAGGTCGTAAAGTGCTGTTTGAGACTGACTTCAGTGTAGGACACAGTGCATTAGATGGTGCTGAGTATAGAGCTGAAGGTAAAGAGGAATACGTACCTAAAGTGCCTAAGAATAAACTAGATAAGAGTAAATTACCAAAAGAATTGGTGTACGAAAATCATAGTGTTGAGCCCGACGAGGTGGTTGATACTCCGTTAGCTAATAGACCTTTGCAAGAGGTTAAAGCAGAGACTAACCCAGAAATGGATATAATAGCAAATAAAATACTAGATCAGTTGGAGTGTGACTAATGGCATGTGATACAAGAAGCATAGAAGCTAAAGTAAGAGAAGAGTTAGAAGGTAAGTATAAAGGTGATGAGCTAGAGAGAGAAGTAGAAGCTCTCACTAAGCAGATTACAGCTGAGAAGGTATACTGGCAGTCACGTAAAAAGGCTACAGAGAAATATCTACAGGATAACATGCCAAAGGATGTCTGGGTACACTACAGCAACAAGGACCCACTGAAGAGTGGAGAGAGTAAGAAACTAGGTATAAAGAAAGTCATATACAAGCCTAGAGCAGGTAAGACTACAGTTGTGCTAGATAACAATCACCAGTACACGTTTGAGAGGGGTAGTGAGAAAAGTATAGCTACGAAAGCTAATGGAACAGTGGTGGAGATGCCAGGGGTTACAGAGGTAATTAAACGAGGGTACGTGAATGATGTGCTGTACAACAAAGATGAACTCACAGATGAGGATATAGATAGACTGTTTCTTGGTGAAGAGAGTACAGAAAATACGATACTGAATGTAAGAGACGAGCTTAGAAGACTAGATAAAAGTCTGATGGGTGAAGAGTATGACAGTGAACATGGGAAGCATTTAGATGAAGTATTGAGCAATGTGATGAAGCTGAGTAAGGATCTGGGTAAGACAGTAGTTAAGCTGAATACAGAACAGATAGCTAAAGTGGTAGAGCCTTACGGACAGTTTGATAAGAATGACCCACTAGCTCCGATAAAAATAAAGACAGGTACATTAAGTCAAGAAGCTAGAAATAGGTTAACTATGACAAATGAGGAGACACTGGTACATGAAGTAGTACATGCAGCATTGGATTGGGTGTTTGACAATAAACATGCAGGTACAGAAGCAGATGCACTGAAGTTACAGATACAAGAGCTGTATAAGAAGGCTAGAGAGACTCTGAAACCAGAACATTTAGTTAAGGATGGGTTGTATACGGAAGCGGAGAAAGATGCTGCTAAAGATAGATATGATTACATCTTCGGTAGAAAAGGTAAAGAAGATACTAGAGCAGCATCTGTAAGATTGCAGGAGTTTATGGCATATGCTATGACGAATAAACAGATGAAGAATGCACTAGAAAGTATAACTACAGAGAAGAAAGAGAAAGAATATAAAAGTGCATATGATAAGGTAGTGCATATGATAGCTGACTTTCTAGCTAAAGTGGTGCATAAGTTTAAAGGTGCTAAGGGTAAGAATGTAGAAGAAGAGACGGTTAAAACGATATACAAGTTGATGGCTATCAAGGATAAGTACGGTAGTGAAGCAGCAATGAGACGTGGTAAGCATGCAGATGAAAAAGTATCAGATACATTGAATAAAGTGTTAGATGAAGTAGATAAGAAAATATCGGGTAGAGTGGATGATTTACTACAGAATACATTAGGTGTAACTAAACAAGGTATGACACAACAAGAGTTTGATGATTTGTATAATCCAATAAAGCATAATTGGCCTAAAGACAGTGACAATATACTGGTCAAGTTTATCAAGTTAGCTAGAATACTGCCTAAGTTTAAAGCTGCTATACAAGGTGCAGATGAGTACCAGAGACCACACCTAGCGATCCTATGGGGTAACTATTTGTCAGCTATGAAGATTGCAGAGGATAGCTTCTTGAGAAAGTTGTTTGCAGATTTTACGGCAGGTAGAAAGACATTAGAGCTGGTTACCGACTTAACTATGGAGTTTAGATCACACATAGATAGATTAAGACACCAGAACTATGAAGGTACACTGGTAGATGTGTATAAGACTATGTTTAAGAAAGTGGATTTACTTAAGAAAGAGAATAAGAAGTATGACCATGCACTGGAAGCAGTAATTATGTCAGCAGATCTACAGGCATTGGATGCTGAGAGTGCATATGGTTTAAAAGGGTATATAACTAATCCTGGGAAAGATATTAAAGAATTAGAGGCTAAAATAGCTAAGCAAGGTAGTGACTTCTGGTATAAAGCGATAACTAAGGATGCACACAAAGCTGCTCAGTATGCGGTTACTGGGGTAGGGTTGAGAACCAATGCAGAGAACATAGTTAGAGGGTTTGGTACACACATAGAGATGAAGCCTTACTGGGAAACAGAAGTGGATGAGAAGTTAGTTAAAGATGTGGATAAGCTGATATCGTTGTACGCATTGACACATATAGATGACAAAGCTAAAGATACTATGCTGGAATTACTGGAGAAAGATCCTGATGGGGTTATGGCATATACAGAGTACGCTAAAGGATTGCAGGTAGCTGTGAAAGAGGAGTATGATAAGTATGAACCTCAAAGCTATGTAAAAGGGCAGGTGAGAGATACTTACAATAGGAATAGAGAACTACAGATAGCTCCGGTATCTGAGAAGAAAAAGATGAATGAGTTAGGGTTTACACTGGTTGAAGTGCTAGATAGAGACTTGAAGGATGCTGATCCAGTGCAGTACGGAAAGTATGTAAATAGTAACTTGCAGGTAGCTGGACGTGTAGATGGTTCGGTAGGTCTGCAGAGAGAAAAAGTGCAAGGGCTGCTACTTAGAGATAAGATAAGAATGTCAAATCCAGGATTGACTGAAGATGCTGTATGGAAGTTGTATATAAGAAGTAGGAGTGCATTAGTGCAAAAATATATGGATGGTGAAAATATAGGAAATATGCATCCAGTGTTCAATGATCAAGGGTATATAACAGATTTTAGGTACGGAATTAGCAAGAAAGACAAAATTAGATATTTAGAATTAGATACTAGAGGTGCAGAAGTGTTGGCTAAGAGTGAGGGACACGTAGGCACACAACCGATGACAGATAAGGAGAATCAAAAGGTACTTAGGATATTGTATAAGGATTATGCAGATAGTTATATTAAGTCTAACGATCCAACTAAAGATACTTCGAGATTGTTTATACACGTAAGAGCTAAGGATTTTGACTTAAGTGAAGAGACTAGACGTGAGATGTATAAGAATGGTAATAAAGAGTTACTGGATAAAGGTAAATATGGGATTAAAACTGAAGGTGAGGAACTATGGGGATTGTTACCGCCAGATGCCAGAGATAATATTATTAAGCATAACATAGAAGTAGATAAGGCTAAAATACGTGAAGATGCTAAAAAGCCTGGTACTGAGGTGTATAAGAGAATACATGATACAGATAAAAGATATCGTATGACAATGGAAGAACAGCTTAAAAGTGTAGATGACAATCCAAGGAGAGAGATTTATATACGTAAAGATTTGATAGCTCAGTTATTCGGATATCAAGAGCCGAGTATTACAGATATGAAAATATTTAATAAGGTGGATGTTGGAACTAAATATAAAGTACAGGTTGTTGAAAGTTACTGGAAGGATTTCATAGGATTGCTCAAAGGTAATGTGGTTGTCAGATTACCTAGTACTATATGGAATAATATACTGTCGAATATGAGGATACTGTTTTATAGCGGAGTGCCGGTGAGACAGGCAATTACGTTGATGATTAAAAGTATTAGATCATTAGATACCTGGAAAAAAGATGAGGAGGAGTTACATAGATTGCAGAGATTGGTTAAAGGTGCTAGTGGGAGTAAAAAAGCTAATCTTGAGAGAAACATATCAGATGTGCAGTACAAGTTGGATAATAATCCGTTGAGACCATTGATGGCTAAAGGTTTGTACCAGTCGGTAATTGATGATGTTGCAATATATGATGATACAAATAAAATTAGTAAAAAATTGAGAGGATTATCTGAAAAGGTTACAGGTGATGAAGGATTAGCTAGAGATGCAGTTGAGACGTTGTTCTTGACTCAGAGAAGTGCAGCAGGTAAGTTCTTGTTGAGAGCTACTAGAGAGAGTGACTTTCACTTTAGAGCTGCTATGTATTGGGCTAAGATGGAAAAAGGTGAGAATGAGGAGGATGTATTCAGGTTTGTTACGGATAGCTTTATTAACTATAGCAAAGTTATAAACAGTAAAACTGTCAGATGGTTAGAGAGAATGGGTCCTGAAGCATTTTGGACGTATTTTGCAAATATACAGAGAGTTAATATTAAAATGCTGAAGGAATCACCGGCAAGAGTTGCAGCTAGTAAATTAGAGCAAGCAGTGTTGGGTGATGAATCGGATATCTTTGATAGTAACTTGTTCTCTGTATTCTGGAATAGAATTAATCCATTCCACGGTTTGGGCAGTCTACTTAATGGTGGGACAGAAATCCCACTAGTTGAGGCTATCCATAGAGGACTGTAGCTGATCTAGCAGAATTCTGGCTTCAGCACAATTGTGTGTTGTAGCTTCCTTCTGCAATAATAAGGTAATTGCTTTATAGCGTTTACCGCCTTGTAGTTTTAGTTCCTCAAGATTACGTAGAATCGAGAATAATTGTTCTAAAGTCAAAACTAAGACTTCAATTTACAGGTTGAATAATCAGCCTTGTAAAGAGTAGAAGGGTCTTGAGCTTTGTCTTTCTGCCATTTACCTGTAGTAGGGTTGATTGAGCCTTCACGAGATGAGATTTCTTTAAGAGTCTCTTTCATTGTAAGGTCAATATCGTATCCTGATTGAGCTACATGATTAGCAGATAATACAATTAGATCGTTACAAGCATCTATGATTTCATGCTCATTGTTATCTAGTAAAGCTAAGCGGAGTTCCTCCACTTCTTCAAGTAGCATATCTATAATTGCAGGATTGCCTGTTTCTTGGTTGATACTTATTTGTGGTGTTGTTAAACCTCGGTTTTTACGCCAGTGTTTAAGGCTATCTTTCCATTTCATTTATTTAATCCTTTAGTTGTTTTAAGCACAGATTACTGACCCAGAAATATCTATTTGGTGAATCTGGCTCATCTATACTGTTTTTATGTGCTTGTTTATACGAAGGATCATCTGCTAATAACATAATGTATTCTCCATCATCTCGCACAACTACACCTGATTGCCCAGCATGTAAAGACTTAGCGCCAAATGCTTGTACATGTGTTCCTGGTTCCCAGCTCATTCCGCATCCTCGTACTGTTTGATAAAGTCTTCAATTTGTATGTTATTATGCTGATTACCTATTACGTCAAAACCTTTAGCGCTATTGCGTGCAAATATTTCTATCTTGTTAAACTCGTTAGAAGGATACATAGTTTCTAATCTGTCATAAGCTTCTTTAGGTTTTTTACTGTGCTTTTCTCTTGGAGATAGTATAACCTGTGATACTTTTTCTTTATGTTTTACCATTTTACCTTTGCGGAATATTAAACAAATCTCTGCGTTAGATGCTGTATAGTTTCCTACACCATAAAAAGGTTTACGATAAGTACTATCAGAAGGATTAAATATATTGATACCCTCTTGTGGTTTTGTGTGTCCTATAGGGTTAGTTTTTACCCATACGAAACCAGTAGTTACAAATTGTAGATTTGGTTTTTGTATAGCTTCAATACATTCAGGCAGTTTAGCTAGAGTTACCCAACAGTACATAAGAGCATTTTCTTTCATAAATACTGTGAAATCTAATGCTGCTATATCTTTCATAGGCATTGTAGGGTAATGGGCCATTGCCCCTCCACCAAAACTAGTTTTTGTGTTTGATCGTTTGTTAAATTGCCAAGGAGGATCTATATAAACTATATCATACTTCTTCATGAAAATATCCATTGATCAATATAAAAGAATATAAATGCACCGAATACTTGTACTAGTATTAAGTGAATGTATTCTTCGTATTTACCTTTGCAACAGTTATACTTAACTAATATATATAGTACAGGCATAACCGCGAAAGCTGAGACTACCCATCTACTTAAATATAATAGAAAGTCAAGAGATAGATAGGACATTACTGCTCTACCCACTTATTATCTTCTCTTACAATTTTAGATACTTTAGCATCAGTAGCACCCTCAGTAGTTTCCAACTCATTTATTATTAGTTGTGCATATCCGCATATGTCTCTGAAGTTCTCTATGTACATTGGCGAACCGTTAGCAATTCTAGCCAGTTTGTGCATGATTAGCTGGATAGCTTCGTTCATAGAGTCAGTATACTTCTCTGGTTGTCCATATCTGCGTACATGCCCCTCAAAAAGTACTTGCAAACTTTGTGATAATTTAGCGTGGTTTTCGAATTTACCGTAGTTAGAACCACGTTCAGCTAGAGTTGCGTCGATACCAGTTAAGGATTCAGTAGTATCTTCGTTAGTGTTTTTAGCAGGTTCTTCAATATTGTCAACTTCTTGTAGCTTTACAGTTAATAACTTATGTACACCTCTAGCTAAGTAATCAATTCTGCCTTCTTTTGGTACATTAGCTTTGAACCATTCTTCTGATGGCAGTTCTACTTGTTCTGGTAGATGCTTGTGTAGCTGCTTAATTCTTTTCATGAATTTCTTAAATTTCATTGTATTCCTTTATTTATAGATGTGTTAAATAACATATACACCTTTATCTTTTTTAATCATATCTAAATGACTTTCTTCACACCATACAAACCATGCGTATTCAGTTGCATCACTGGATGGTACGGTTAGTTTACCGCACGTATTACACGGTTGTGCCGGTTCGGTAATTTGGTAAGATTCCTTATTGTTACAAACTTTTTTCCCGTCTTCTGTGCGTTTATTGTTATTACAACGAGCTACAAACTTAGGTCTGTTTGCTAATACAAATAGATGGGTAGGTGGGTTTTTACTCCAAAACTCTTTACGTGCTTGTGACCCTAGAAAATTTACTCGTTGGAGCATAACCACACACTTAGCTTCTTTTTTAGCTTTAGTTATAAACTCTTCTGCTAACGAAAAAGGAGGATTAGTTAAAATTAAATCTACTTGTTTTGAGTTTTTAGGGTCTAAATAGTTAGTACCCTCTGTTAGTTCGAAATAGTATTTATGCTCATCTAGTAGGGGTACTTTATTATACACAGCTCCGTCACCTTTACAAGGTTCACAAAAGGTAGTAATTTTACTCCAATTTATTTCATCCAGTATACTATCTACAGTAGTAGTAGGTGTAGGGTAAAATTCTTGTAAGATTGTTGTACTACCTCTATTTTTAGCGCTCATTGTGTTCCTTTAATCTTGTTGTATGTCTGATGTATCAGGTAAGCCCTCAATGTACTGAGTACGAGCTTCCTGGTCATTACAGATTAGTTTTTGTTCCAGCTCTTTAATAGCTGCTTCCTTGATGTGAATTGGTGCATCAGAAACTCTATACTGCTCAATCTTTTTACGTATATCAGATTCAGTCATTATCAGCCTTGTCTAATAAGAATAAGTTATCCTTCATAACACCTTTCTGGTATTGCGTTGACTTTTGTTCTTGTTGAGATACTTGCTTGTTGTCTGGGTTTCTTACATGATTGAACCATTGAACAGTATCGTTTGGTTTTATTACATCTATATCTACACCTAGATCACGTACAGACTTATTGTGCATGTACTTAATAAACTGTGTACCTATCTCTTTATTGTACCCAGGTATTGGGCCATCTTGCTGTAGGTACTGATTCCAGTTAAGCTCTTGTTCTAGGATAGTATTAGCCATAGTTAAGATTTCCTGCTTCTGTATCGCACCTTCTTTTATCAGTTGTTTGAGAATGTACTTATTAGTTGGTACATGGATTTCCAATTCGTCAGTAGCTATTCGTGAAATTAGCTGAGAGAAGCCATTGATGCAATTACTGTAAGCTTTATTAATAGAAAAGGTTACAAAGAAGCTGAATGGGAACTTAATAGATTCTAGCAAATATGTCGCAGCTATTGATAAAGCTATGTTATGCTTGCTTGGATCAATAATTACTTTATCGGAATAGTCTATCTCCGAAGATAATCTATTTTGTACTACTTTATCTGTATATACTATATCAATTATCTCTGTAGCTTTTTCATTAAACATTTGCAATAAGCCATCAGAATAGCTAGTTGCATGAATTGTTTCCATAAATGCTATCTGCTGATAAGATAAAGCTACTTCGTTGGAAGTAGTTAATAAAGCTAAGTGATTATAAATACCAACTACGCCTGAATCCATTAAAGATTGATAGCCGTTGTTTAGTTTAAACATTCGTTGACCAATTTCTGGTATGTGTTCAATTGAGTCCTTAGAGAAATCAACCATGTTTACAGTCCAGAATAAAGCGTTAGATTTGTCCCATAGGTCTTTTAGTATTCTATGTTGTACTTTGTCAGTACGAAGGAATACACCTCCGTCTGATTGCCCAAATAGAGATGTGTCTGTTTGAGGGTTAAGTGTGATTATATGTTTCATTGTTAAGCTCCACAGCTAAGGCACTCATCGACTGCCGTATTTGATTGTAAATAGTAAAGCGACTTAAGCCCTACTGATTCAGCATAGATAATGGCATTAACTACTTCGTATGCACTTGAAGGATCTTTAGCATATGTGTTAAGAGATTGTCCTTGATCAAGATAGCGTTGACGAATCGCTGCTAAATCATATAATACTTTTGTAGGTATCTCCGCAGCTAACTGGTAGTTCATTCCGTACTTAAGTAGTTCAGGTACTAATTGTTTAGATGAGTATGTACCTGTTTTCTCACTCAATAGTTTAGATACCGGTTCAGTACCTTCGGTAGCACCAATAATTAAACTGTTTGTAGCTCCTGGGGGTAAAGCAAACAATGTTGCAAAACGCCTAGGTTCAGATAGCTTAGTTTTATTATGCCATAGGAAATTACCACGTTGTATAGCTAGGTTGTATGACGCACGGTTAAATACTTCATGGATTGAAGATGATATTTCTTCCATTAATACTTTTGCATCGTCATCAGTAAACTTAATATTTCTGCTTGCAAATGCATATGCTAAGTTATTCATACCAATACCAATTGCTCTGTAATTACGGTTGAATAATTCACCTTCAGGAGTAGGGTAGCTTTGTAAGTCAATTAGATTATCAGAAGACTCCAATAGCTCAGCAGCTAAAGTATCTCGTTCTTCTGATGACATGTTTATCCATTTATCTACATTGATAGAACTAAGATTGCACAGTGCAGTTAGTCCTGTTTTATTGTAGCTTTCAGTATAGGCTTCACCTGTAGATAAATCTGTTACTACCCTACTTTTATTAAATTCAGTAGCAATAGTAGGTAAAAATATTTCCATACAGAGATTAGAACTATGAATAATATCATTGAAAGGAGTGTGCTCATTTGCATTTTCAATGAAGAAAATGTATAAATTGCCTGTTTCAAGACGCTCTTTAGCTATGGCCAATGCAATAGTACGTGCTGGTATCACTGAAGTGTACAACTTAGCTTTGACAGCTTGATCATAGGCTTCATCGAATTCTGTGCCAAACAGGTTGTTCAAATGAGGTACTACTTTCGGATCAAATAAATGTACATCTTCGTTAGCTGTAATAGCACGTAAGAATAGACGGTTAAGTTTGATACCAAATTTAAGACCTCTGGCACGTTGGTTTTCTTTACCACCTTCATCCATTAACGGAAGTAGTGCCATAACGTCTGCATGCCACCATTGATAGTATACTGCACATACACCAGGACGAGTAGAATTTTGATTAAATGCGTTAACAGATGCTTCAAGTTTTTTAATAAATGGTATAGGACCATCAGACTTACCTACTAATCCGATAGTTGAGTTAGATGCTCTCCAATCAGATACATCACAAGCATTACCACCATCTGCACGAGAATACTGACCAATATCAGAAGTTACGGCATTGATTGATTCAGAGTTATCTGCTGATTTGTGTACACAGCAAGATGCCCCGTAAAACTTATGCTTAAGAGAGTTCTTAAATTTAGGAGTTGCTTCTGTATAGTAACCTAAAGATAAGTTATTGTAACGGTTGATAATTTTCTGAATTCTATTTGGTGAAGTATCATTTACATAAGGTTGAATAGCTACACGCATAAAACCATGCTGTAATAGTTCTTTTCCACGTATAGAATACTTCTCAAAGAATACCGTTAAACCTAGATATGGGCTTAATAAGTCTCTTTCCGGCTTAATAGCTAAATCAAGTTGCTCTAACTCAGTTGGAGATAATTTTGGATCGATTAGTTCTTTATCCTGTCCACTAAACTCAGCAAAATATTGTGCTAATGTTGGATACTCTGCACGCTTAATACCCCATAACTCTTTATAGGTTTTCTGTATGAATAAGCGCTTTAGTACTTCTTCGTATTGTGGTGTAAGTCTAGATATCATATTATATACAGTATCTATTACTTCATCGAATAGTGTTTCTATGGCTATCTTGTTGTAAATGCGTATTTCAATCGCTTCTAGTATGCTATCAGCTAATGGTTCACTACCTTGACAAGCCCACATAAGTACTTGTTTCATTTTAGCTTCAGAATAAGGTTCTTCTCTTCCATCACGTTTGACAACTATGTGTGTTTTATTAGTTGCTAGTTCAATAGCCATGCTATTTTCCTAACGCTAGAGTGAGCCATACTAATGCGAAGGATAAGTAAGTAAATACTTTGAAACCTACTGTACATTGTACTTGTTCGTTTAGCCGATTTTTAATGTATTGAAGAGTAGACATAGTCTACACTCCAGCTACAGTGTCTTTGAAAGCTTTTGCTGCTTTGAACTTAGGTACCATCTTATCTTGAGTAGTATATGTTCTGTCAGTACCTGGAACTTTCCCACTTTTACCTGTTTGTTTATGTGGATAGAATTTACCTAATCCACTGATAACTACTTCGTTACCGGAAGCTACTTGTTTAGTAATAATATCGATAGCTAATTCGACTGCACGAGCTGCAGCTGCCTTAGACTCAAAATCTTCTAGTAGAGATAGTTCTTCAATAAATTGTTGTTTGTTCATTATTTTTCCTTTGTAGTTGTAACAGTTGGTGTTTTATTAATACGTTTAAGCTTAGAAGCCAACTCTTGTACGGATAAGTCTTTATCGTTTAGTGTATCAAATACACGTGAAGTCTGTAAACCTAAAGAAGCTATGATAACACCTACTTCGTCAGGGTCTAGCGAGTCTTGTTTTTCAAAACCTGCCAATAGCTCTGCATAAATACTAAGCGTATTCTTTAAGTGTTTCTTTACTTGTTTTTCTAATTTACTGCACTGTTTGCGTAAATCTTGCAATTCTTTATTTTCCATTATTTTCCTTTATAAATAGCAGTAGTTACTGACCTCCGTACTGCTGGACGTGGGATTCAAAAGTTTGCGTCTTTGTGAATTCTAGACGATCAGTTTTATTTAACCTAGTTAACTGACAAAGTTAGGGTGCAAGGTTTATAGTCTCTGTATACGATAGACTTAGTCTCTCTTTAAGGCTGATAACTTTCCTTAAACTATTTATTTTCCAAATCTACGTTTTGAGAAATTAGGCTTAGCTGCTGATGTGCTTCCACCTACAGTGCCTTCTTTACGTCCGCCTTTGATCCACTCTTGTACTTGGTCTGCAGTAAGATTATCTTTGTAGATTACACCTTTGTTTTCTGAAGTTTCAAGGTACTCAAGATCTTTAGCGTACTGTTGACCTGGTTCTGCTTCATTAACGATTTCCTCTGCTGATGCACCATCGTTTGCACGGTAAAAGTTACGAATTACTTTCTTCTCTTTGATAGAGCCATTGTATACTGAATACTCGATAGCTACCCATACTTTGACTTCAAAATCCGTTAGGTTAGGAATTACAGCTACATCTTTGTCTGCACCATCTTTACCCATTGGTAGAGTTGCTTCCTCTGGATCTGCTGCTTCATCTTCATCAAGAATAACTAGTAGTTTATTGAATGTTGCTGCACCAATCTTGTTCTCGTCACCGTTATTGTTGGTAATTCTAAGAGATCCGTATAATGGTTGTGGTTGCTCATCTTTCTCAATGAAAAAGTCAACTGTTAAAGATCCACCTTTACCTTCATTTACAAATGCTGCAATTACATTTACATCGTATATTCCGGCTTTATTTAAAAATTTAGAACTTCCTCCAACTCTTTCTTTTACTGACTCACTATCTCTTTTTGTTTTAAAAAAACTCATTTATTATTTCCTTTTATATTTAATTCTTTAAATTAACTTATCGTAATTCAGAGTATAAAACTCCGTTAATATTATGTTGAGTATTATGTTCAACTACGTAGGTATCATAAGCTTTAGCGCCTTCTAAGGCTGTAGTAAATCTACCTAAATATTTATTTTTACCGTTCGTCATTATATTAACTTTCCATATATTCTCTTTTTTATTCCAACTAACCCCTCTGTAACCAGATTTATTAGTAGAACGTAAAACTCTAGTGTTTTGTGCTTGTATACTTTTAGTAGTCCATCTACAGTTATTTGGATAGTACCCTTTATTGTTATCTACCCTATCAATAGTTAATCCCGGTTTGTATCCATTAGTTAATGCCCAATGTCTAAATACACTATAATCCATCCAAGGTTGGTATATACCTAACTTACTATATTTTTCGTAATCTTTATTTTTAGGGTTAGTACATCTACCTTTAACACCAGAATGTATTTTTCTAAGATAAAATCCGATAGAGTCTTTATAACTATCTCCAAATATAATTTTATCTTTATTTGAACATTTTTTACATACTCTAGCGTGATTATCTCTGAACTGCTTTTCTTGTACAGTAAGAATATCTCCACATTTACATTCAATATGTACCATACGCTTTTTCTGTTTAGAGGATTTAGTAGGATACTGCATACCTAAATCCGCTAATACCTTTAAAACATAATTCTCTTGCTTGAGTGGCTTAAATTTACCTTTAAAAGGTTTGTTATGTAGTACTTTAATTTCATTTGAGTTCATCTAAACTCCTTTTTATAGAATTTGGCAATTCCGTAAAGTTTAGATGGTGCAGTATATTAACCCTGCGTAGATTAAAAGTATAACAGAACATAACTTAAGTAATCCTTTATAGGTAATATCCAATGTTGGGTACGAATTGTACAACTAATGTGCTTAAATGGTCCTTATATCGCCCATTCCTCACTTTCCTGTACGGATGATTCAAGCAGTTTAATATGTTTATTAATATCAAAATCGTCTACGTTGATTGATTCAGGTAAATCTGCTTGAAGGGTTCTGCATGGGAACTTCATAGTGCTGAAGTGAAGAATACGTTTGTTACCTTTGACTTCTATAAACACACTCTCGTCAACTATACTAAGCCAGCTCCCAGTTTTACCGAAGTTACCCGGACTGTCAATCTTCCAACGTGCTGCTTCAGTGTCGTAAACTACGTGAGCAGTCATAACTACATTTATTCCGGCTGGAATTAGTTCCTCTTCAATGAATGAATTAATAGCTAATACGTCACGGTTAATATTTGTCCAGATATTAAAACCTGTGTACTTATCATTATTGTATTTGATGATTATATTCTGTAAGTGAGTTACGGAATCAATTACAAATGTTTCTGGCAGTTTGCCAAATTTAGATTCGTAGGCCTCAAGTTTAGAACTAATTGTTTCGATTAAGTCATCTAAACCATTGTAAATATTATAACGGAAGTGTGGTACTTTACCACGGAATGCTTTGTTGTCCGTTGACATAACTAAACCACTTTCAATATTGCTAATAAGACGTGTTTTACCTGAATTCTCTGGAGCTACTATTAGTAGTTTAATACCTTCTTTAGTTACCATTAGTTTTCCTTTTATCTAGGATTTTTTGTCTACGTTGGTTATGCCCTACTGAAGGTGTCAGTTTTGGAGGTGTATTAAGTACCCCATAAGCTGGTTCTGGTGAACGATTTGCTTTAACTAATTTTGTGTACTTCTTACCACATTTAGAGGTATTTTCACGTAAAGCATAATAACCTGCACCTACTGGAGTTTCACTGTACATTTTCTGTTCTAGTTCTCCCATTAGCTTTCCTTTTCTTTTTTATTTTAAGTTGTCTAGCTGGTAGCTTATCAACTATAGTTAATCCTGTTTTAGGACACTTATGTTTAGAGGGTTCAGATATTGTCTGTTCTCTAGTTTCTTTTATCATTTGAGCTAATACACGATCTCTATCCTTAGTTATAAGATAGTTCCATATGTTATGCCATATTTGTATTAGCCATCTCATTGGCACCGCCTTTACTTTATACTAGTAGACAGCTAAGTAAAAATCTATTAATTGATTTGTTATATACGAGGTTCAAATCCGCAAGTAATAAAATTTATTGTAGGAGGTAAAAACTTAGCTGCCTACACATATAAAGTGTACGAGTAGATGATTAGTCTACTCTAGCCTTTTCATTTTTGTCATGGGTAGCTTAACCAGAGATTCTACGAATTCACCTCGTAGTAGGTGCCAAGTAATCAACTTAGAATCAGTAGTACCATACTGGAGTCGAACCAGTAACCCAAATCTTAAAAGGAAATGAGCTCTACCTTTGAGCTTAATGGTACATATAGTGATGCCTTCGGACTTGTGGTTACCACCACCTTCATATAGACTAGGGCATCGACTAGTCGTGGTAATAAAATTACTCTTCGAAGTAGCTCTGAGGCGCATGTCAAATCAGAGATTGTAGTTCAGGATACTGCTCAGTAGCTAATAGCTTGTCTTTTGCAAGCATAATCATATCTTCAATCCACTTAAGGTCATCTGAAGTGATTTGCTCAACTAAAACCGTACAAGTAGGAGGCACCAATTTGCCTATTATTTTATATTTTGTATCACCTTTAAAGGTAGCTTATTTTTCATATTTTGTTGCCACTCTAAAGCATAATCACTTCTAGCTTTTAAATATACTATACGTGCTATTATCTTACTTGTAAAATTTCCTAAATGATAGACTTTGTTATTCTTTTTTATTTGTGCTTTGAATTTTGTAGAATTCCGTATTTTACTTACACCTGTATATCCGCTTGTATTTGTAACTTGTTTGTTAGTCATAAAACTATTTAACGCTTGTGGTATAAAGATGCAAGTTTCTGGACTATACAGTTTATTATCCCCTGACAGTAGATCTTTATCTAAATGCCACCCTTCTTGGTAATTTGATTTTTTATAGAACCATTCAGCAAAGTTTTGATAATTATACCACTTCTCGCATACAGTTACCCCTTTATAACTAGGATGATTTTCTTGACAGCTATTACTGTAGCACCTTTCTAGCATACCCTGCCATACTCTATAACATTTAGCTGTTTTTGTGTAAATACCCTCTCCTAAATAGCCTATATTAAAAACTGTTGGGTGGTACGGGTATTTTACTACACCATTTTTTACATGAGTATACACTACTTCTTTTATCCAGTTTTTTATCTGTATTTTACAGTATCCAGGTTTACTACTTGCATCTATAACTTTTAGTGTGTAACCACCTAAAGAACTTTTAGTTATGTGAGTTTCTCCTATATGAGACCTATTATATTTCTTTTCCATATGATTATTCCTTATTGTAAATAATAAGGCTTTAGATAACCGTAGATAGTTATCCGTATAAGACTGCCTATTTAAAGGACTTATGAAAAATTGTACAATAGGTTAGCTTAATTATTAGTTAAATAAGATTCAGGGTAGTGCCAAATAAGATTAGCTATATCTGGTTGTTGTTCTGTAAGTAATAGTTTATCTTTACATAACATAATTTCCTCTTCTATCCACTGTAAATCTGATTCTTGTATTTGCTCAGTTAACACAGTAGTTTCTGGTAGCTGTAAACGCCCTATAGATTTGCCAGTTTTCTCACTGATAGCACGAGTATCCTTCTCTCTGGTGATGTATACCAGTTGTATACGATCCATAGTTCTGCCTAGTTGTTTAAGTACCCAGGCATAAACTAGTAATTGTTGCTTGTAGTTAGCTGGGATATTAGTAGGTACACGTCCAGACGTTGTTTTGTAATCCACTATTGTGCCTGAGGTAGAAGTTATAGTACAATCGTTTTGTTTATCTAAAGATAGCTTATCATACTCTTTTTTGCCGTTTATATAGGCACCATTTACTTTATAGGTTTTGTATTCATCTAGTACAGCATCTATCGAACCACCAATGTAGATACCATCTCCAAGGTCGTGTACTACGAACTCCTCTACTGAACTATAGCGTTTAATGTTAGGTAATACAAATTCATTGACAACACATATAGCCATAGATTTCCATTCTTTTTCAACTATGTATGCATCAACATCAGGGTTACCCCGATTATTGAGGATGTACTGATCGATTTCATTAATATCCGGTTCTTTGCCTTGTGCTTTTTGTTCACAGACGTAATGCACCACAGAACCTAAGATACTGCTCGTGGAGCCTTCAAATCCTCCAATACCTAGTACTTGTTCCTTGAACCACTGCCATGGTCGTGACACAAAGGTACTAAATGAAGATGCTCCAATACGGAATGCACCTTCAGGTACTTCATTTTGCCCATTATAATAATCAAGAGAGGTTGGGGTTCCTACTTTCATGCTACCTCCTCTATCACTAGTACTGTAGATAATCTATAGTATCCATGAGAATTATCGTTATAGGTAATTGCTAGATATTGTTTATCGAAACTATAGAACTTCACATTTGTACGTGTATAAGTTTCTACATCTTTTCCCTGTTTTACTGTTATTTCTATTATCATTGTTATTCCTTTGGTGGATAATATTTATCTTCTGTTAGATATGATTTATTAGCTAAATATACATCAAATATTAAATTGTATTTTTGAGCTAAATAATCAATTAAATCATAAGCTTCTGTCATGTCATTTTGTACCATTAGTTCAGTAGCATCTAAATACAGTTGATATAGCTGTGCTTGTGTCATTGTGCTTCTACTTGTTCGAGTTCGTAGTAATCATCACTGATTTGCTCTACTTCTGTACAGTCATCTGGAATGAAATATTCATCGATTAGTTGCTGTAATTTATCATAATCATCAGGTGCTATGCCTTTAACTAAGTTATCTGGTATTTTCCATTCGAAATACTGTATGTTCTTAATTTGTATTGTCATTATATTACTCCTTTATAAAAGCCAAATAGCTTATAGCTAGGAGCTACCATTCTATGCTGTTGACAGATATAACACTCATCGTTATGCATAGTTAATATGCCTTCATAAGATAGGTTTTTACTATATTTGTCTGCACATTCCTTACATACCCAAAAGTTACCTCTGTTTACACATTCTTGTGCTCGTTTTTCTTCATTTGAATCATTAAAAGTTTCCATTTACATTCCTTCTATTTCCATATAGGTATTTAAATCTACATCCCAAGGACTTCCCCATTCATCTTTAGTAGAATCTTCATTAATAGCTATCATACCGATATACTCGTCTAAGTCTTCTAGTTCTACAAAGTCTGTAATAAAATCTACTTCTGGATAACTAGAATAAAATTTCCAGTCACGTAGAATTAAATATAAGTAATCATCGTCTGTGTAGAATTCTTCTTGTTGTTGTAAATCTTCATTAAACTTTTCTCTATATGTTTGTAGGAAATGTTTAAATTCAAATACTTTTTCTTTTTTACATTTTATGTATACGTCTGATCTGAATCCGATGATAAATCCTTTACTTTTCTTTTAGTGTTTGTTCTATGAGTTTATCATACATACCTTTATCCACTTCTTTGAATATCATTAATAAATTATATACATAAGCATCTAACATATATTTTAAATCCTCTACTACGTGTTCAGGTACAATTAACTTCCCTTTGATTACACTGCATTCATCAGAATAACTAGCTATGTCTCGTTTAAATCCTGCAAGATGTATACTTATTGTTTTAATTAAGTTTGTTCTATCTTCTAGCTCTTCTGAATCAAAGAATACCCAACCTACTAGTTCTTGTTTTAAACTCATTATAAATCCTTTTTAGTATGGTTGTTACATAGACCTATAAAACTTCCCATAAATTGGTTAGGTTCTTTGTGATATACACTATGTGTAGCTTTCTTTCCACATACATAGCATTGTTTCATATTGTTTAAGGTTCTACTAAGTTGTGCTTCTATAGAAGATATATCTTTTACGTGATCCCAAGTATCAGTTAATGGAGTGTCAGTTTTCATTATAAATCCTTTTTAGCCATTACTGAATTACACCATTTTTCTATTGCTGCATGTTCTGCTTTTCTATACTCTACTAACCATGGCGGAATTTCAGTGCTTGCAGGTTTATTCACTATTTCATTTAGTTTGTTTAGTACAGTACATACTCTTTCTTCAGTTGTCATATCTTCTAGCTTCATTATAAATCCTTTAGTGTTTGTTCTATTTGCTCCAGAGAAGCGTTGGTAGGTAATTCATGTAAATTAGCCCAACTAGTGCCGATTTCTACAGCTGCATTATTGTGTACTAAGGTATCGGATAAAAAATCTTTTCTCATTATTTCAGGTAAAGTATTATTTAACCATTCAATAGCTTCTGGGGTATTCTCAATTTGACCGTATAAGGCATCATATACGGTTGCATTAATAGTGATGTCATGATTTACTTCTTGTAATCTATAATGAAATTCATTCATAGCTATAAGAGTTAGTATTGACCAAAATTGAGATACAGAATTCCATATAGTTCTTGTATCTTTATTGATATCACTAGTATATAACCTAGCACCTAATCCCATATGTACATACCCATTCTTACTTGTTTGAGGTATAATAATATCTTCACGTAGTTTAGTAATTCCTGGGTACAGTTTACCGTGGTAGTTGTTGAATATTTCTGTAGCTTCTTCTATTGAACATTTTATAGAATCTGCTATTTTAGGGGGAAATGCTCCATAAGAAATTCCAAACGTAACTCTTTTACCTTGCTGTCTGATATCCTTTAAAGCTTTATTTCCATTTTCTATCCTACTTTTAAATTCTAAAGTATCTGCAATTAGATCTCCTGTTAATGGCATATGTTCTGCGATTTTATCAGGAAAATAACCTAAGGCATTGTAACAATGGCTATCTAGGTTTTTTAAAAATATATTACATTTACCTTCATCCTTTGTTAAGTTAGCTAATACTCTATCCTCTAGTTGATCATAGTCTATAGTCCATACAAGATATCCAGGTTTAGCTACAATACATTTCTTTAAAGGTTTAGCATATATAGAACCAGAACTAGGGAGTTGAAGGAAGTTAGGGTTTTGTCCTGTGGGACGGAATGTTTTAGTTCCGAATAAACGCACCCCTCCGTGAAGAGTACCGTCAATAGTATAACGTGAAAATGATTCTAAGAAGTTGTTTTTAATAATAGCGCTATAGCTATAATCTATAAAAGCTTGTAACACTTCTCTTAGTGTTTCATCTTCAGCGGTTTTTAATAGCTCCTCAACCTGCTCTCTTCCCCAGCTTGGCTCACCTGTATCTTTACTGAATTTTAAAGGTTTAATACCTAGCCAATTAAATAACTCTGTCTTCTGTTTAGAACTACCGGCATTAAAAGGAGGAACTAGTTCTTCTTTAGTGATAGTTTCTAGTTTAATTAGCTTAGATTTGTTATATATGTCAAGTTTTTCTTGTGCTAAACATTTCATAACATCTAATACTACCTCGTTGGTAGGGTCTACGGTCTTCTCTATGATGTCTTTAAACATAGGTAATGGATTTATCTGGTTGTACTTCTTTAAGTCGTTTACAGTCCATTTACTGCGTTTATCTTTAGATAGACTAGCTTGGTCAAGTAAGTAATTAACTAAGTAGGTACGATGAGTCATATCACCTTGCTTATAAGGTTTAAGATAGTAGTCAAGTGTACGAAACTTAGAACGTTGTTCTGCTTCAAGTGCTTTATAGTTTTTCTTATACTGGAGTTTTTGAAATTCTTGTATAACAGTGTTATTAGCTAAGGTAGTTTTTACTGAGTCTAGTACGTTAACTATTACTTTATCTAAGTCTTGTATAGCTTCTTGATTCATAGTTAAACCATTACACATTAGTTTTATCATATCAGGTATAAGAGGTCGTATAAAATGCTTATAAAAATATAAGGGTTCTTCTTCTGAAGGGTCAAAATCTTTAGGCTCAGGCAGAGTACCTAATATCTCCCAAGGACGTTTATCAGATTTAGTACCATCATAGTTTGATTCTTCACAGATTAATTCATAGGCCAATAATAATGCACTAGTATCATTAGCACAATACTGTAAGAAACTAACATCTTTATAGTTTTCATTAGTGTAGTCTTCCATCATACCCCATTTAGGGTCATAATAAGAGCCTACAAACTCTTTTAAACCTGTTCTACACTTCCAACTATCTACATCATTAATTAAGGTTCTAAGCATAAGCATAGGGTCTTCTAAATCTATAGGTAATTGTTGTATACGTTCATACATGATTTTCATATCAAATAAACTATTCCATACTAATACCTTACCTTGAAACTTAGCTAACCAATTCCATATACGTAGTTCTTCTTGGGGAGTACTAGGTAATAGGATATAACTATGTTCTTTATCGTAAGATAAAATAAAGTGAGTTACTTTAGTGATTTTAGGATAACTAAGTCCACTACTCCCTGCTATAAGTTTTAGTTCATTAACTATTTCTACAGACATATTAGTAGTATCTTTAAGTAATTCTTTGGCTTCTTTAATTTCTTTATTGCTGTAGATACTTCTTACTTCAGTATCCACTGCTAATAATGGTACAGATTCTAGCTTACGTAGTATCTTACCTATAGTATAACTAGTAGAAGCTATTTCGTAGCTAACTTTTATTATTGACATATCACATTTCCTTTATATTACCCAGTCAAATGATTCTATAGTTAATTTAGGTTTACCTACTCTATATGGTCTTCTGTTCTTCATTTGGGTACTTTTATCTACCCATCTACAGTTACTAGAGTAATATCCTTTATTATTGTCTATACGGTCTATTGATAGTTTATTGATACCTTTTTCATTTAAGTCTATTTTATACCCATTAGATAGCGCCCATTTTATAAAAGTATCCTTATCGTTTACCCATTCTTTACATACAGTTATTCCACGTCCACCATAACAGTCGTAGTGTTCAGCTTTTTCATTGTAACATCTCTGCAGCATACCTTTGCGTATTTGTTTTAACCTTAATACTTCAGGGGAGGCTTTTTTATTTTTTGCATTAATTCTACACCCACAGTCTTTATTATGCCCTGAATTGAATTTTGTCTGTACTGCTGTATATTCGTTACCACAATCACATTTATATAGTCCTATATACCTACCATTTCTATGTTTTGCTATTTTTTCTTTTAGTAAAATACTCATAGTTACTCCTTTATTTCAATTAGATTGTAGTCTTTAAGTTTATACTCATGTACTACCTGTTTAGCTTCAAATATATTTAGTTTAGTTGCATACTCCATATCAGTAGCCCACACACCATAACTTGCTGTATCTTTACTGTATGCATAGTAATATACTTGAAAATCTATACCTGTATGGTAATTAGTATGTAGTATATACAACTGAGACATTATCTACTCTTTATTTCAATTATGGTAAAACTACACCCATCATTATGTTTTATAAAAAGTTCTTTAGCTCTCTTAGCTTCAAATATGTTATCGTATACTTTTGGCAGTACTTCAGTGTTTGGAGGGATACCAGGGCCTATAGCAGTAGATTTATGGTTATAACTAATTCTTAGTCTATACTTCATTAGTTATCCTTTTGTTTAAGTATCCATTCACATGCTTGAAATATAGCATCTTGTTCTGTGTTTGTATAAAAGTGTTCTTCACTGGATATAGTAGTACTATCTTTAGATACAATTAATTCAATTTTAGTTCTCCCTATACGAGGATCATATTTTATAGTAATAAAATAATCACTATTAATTAGCCACTTTTTACACTTATGTGCTAACTCATAGATATTTATATACATTTTAATATTACCTGATTGTTCAATACCGTAGCTTTTATAAGTGATTTCTTTTAACCATATAACTTCATTCCTATTTTTATCAAATTTAATTGTTTTAGGAGTATAGCCCAGTATTTCACTTAACAATTCTTTACCAATCATCAGCTATTCTTTATTTCAACTATTTTATAGTTTTTAAGATTGTGTTTATTTATTAGTTGTTTAACATCAAATATGTTATCCATTTTTAAAGCCTCTTTTTTATCTAATGTTATTTCTGTATATTCTCCAAAATAACTATAGTATAACGTACTACACGTGTTATAACTTACTGTTGCTTCTAATATAAACATTAGTTATTTTCTGTTTGTTTTAAAATAGTAATAACTCTGTCTAGTTGTTTAATAATATCTATTACAGTATTACTAGGTATTTCTACATAAGAATTAAATACTGTACCAGATATAGGTACTTCTTTTAAATAGCTTTTTATGTGCTGTAAGTTCTCTAACTCGCTATAGCTACTTAAAATATTTAGTATCTCATTTACTTCTTTTTCATTTAGTATATCTTTCATTATATGCCCTTATCAATATATCTAAATTAATTGCTTATTGGCGCAGTTACATACCTGCCTGTCTGGGTCGTTGTATGTTCCGCACACTGTACAAGTACCGCATTCTTTATAACTATTTTTAGCCTTACTACCATCTTCTGTTAAACGTTCCAATGTTATGATAGCACTACCAAGTTGCTTTATGATATCTTTTGCTAAATTGTTAGATACTCGTATATAGGTGTCATTAACAGTACCTTCAACAGGAGCTTCTCTAAAGAAGGCTCTTAGATATTGTAAATTCTCTAAGTCTGTAGTTTCATCGCATACATCTAACAATGCATCTATCTCGTCTTGTCCTAATATATTAGCCATTATACGTCCTTACTGTTGCATAGAGATAAACAACTCATTGAATGAGCTATCTCTTTTTCATGTGTTTTTACATATTTTTCTACTTTTAGATTTGTATCAGTAACTATTACATCATCTATATTTGTTTCAAATATGTTTACAAATACTATACTTCTATGTGTCATATCCATAATAGTGTTTATGTTTACTAGCGGTATAGTTAGAGGTATTTCCTCATTGTTATATACATATGTTACATATAAATGTTTATCGTCATACTCAGCAGTCTCTAGATTCCATTCTAGTATATCTATAGATACTGCGTTGCTATTATCGTAGTACACTTCTTTTGGTAAATCAAAACTATCTTCCTTATCTAGTGCGATAATATTGAAAGGTAGTTGATTATCTATATAGTATGACACTAGCTCGTATATTACTTTGTTTATTCTGCTTGACGTATTCATCAGTTATCCTTCGTTGTTAGTTGGTTCCACGTTCTTCCTTGCCTATTACTTCTATTTCATCAGGTAGTTCTCCAGTATTTTTATATTGTGTTATAATACTAGGATTTAATAAGACTTTATACAATATTGTGCCTTTGGTAGTTGACTCTTTTATAATAAGCAAATAGTTAGCTTTTTTTAGCTGACTCTTTAACCTAGTCACTTTAGATTTTGACCATCCAAATGTATTACCTATGCCTTCATCATCAGTGGGTATCATTCTACCATTGGCTCTAGTAGTATCATAAAAATACTCGTATAAAATATAAGCATCTGCTCCTAAAGTTTTTATTATATTTCGTTTAAATTCTTGTGATAACATGTATTCTCCTCTAACATACTTTATTGGTTTAATACCATCTATTGGGTAACTGTTATTTGGTTTGTAACCTTTAGTTACTACTTTAAGGTAATTTTGTGTATAATTACTCATGACTTTCCTTTATACGGTTATTATACTTAATAGTTGGAGCTATTAAATATAAGTAATTATACCGTATTCTTCCTTAAATTTAACTATTTCTTCTGTATATTTCAGTATATTTAACTAGGTTTAATTACTAGAAAACACTAAGTTTAGGTAGTTTCCACTAATTTTATAGGTTATCATATATACATATATAATTAATAGAAACGACATAAGTAAGAAAAGAAATAACTAAAGGCTGCGCTAGGCTATAACTATATCCAAACCTTCGGTTTGTCTACTTTCGTTCAAATAAGCTACTCCTTGCGATAAATCGCACCGTATCTTATCTGCACTCAAGAAAAAATAAGAGGAGAGTAAAGCAAGAAATACACAAAGAAAACGAAGCACCGCCAGCCGAATTGATACGAAGTATCTCGGCCAGGTGGTGAGGCTTTCTGTAGTGTAGTATGTTGACCAGCTTAGTTTTCACACCGGGTTAAATTAACCCTTTACTTTCAAGTACTGATAACAAAATAGGTCTAGTAAACTTATCTAACTTATCTGGTATATTAGGTAGCTCTTGTAGCTTACGTAGAGTAGCCTCTCTGGTCTTATAATGCAATTCTGGTAGAATTGATTGGATAAAGGACTTATACGCTTCTAGAGCAGCTTGTAGAGGTCTACTTACACGTGCTTTTTTACAGTACTTATAGGTATCTGTAATACGTTCAAAATAGTAATCTTTTACAGCATTAAAAGAATTGTCTATATCCGTTGTTTCTATAATTATTACACCTTTTGTTACTGTATATATACCATTAAGTACTATTTGTTGTAGTGTACGTAGTTGTTTAGTAGTTGTATTAGAATAACTATTTATATCTATTAATAAGTACGTAGCTCTTTTGGTATGTACAAATTTAGCTACTCTAGTGTTATAACTAATTAGATAAGGCCCATCAAAACTAAGTCTTCTTTGAGCAGTAGATGTAAACTTATCTGGTAAAGGTTCACCATTATTGTATTCGATATTACTATTGATGTTATATTCAATATAGTTAGTAACTAATTGTTCATAATCATAATCAGATTTACAAGGTTGCATAATTAAAACTCCACATAGTCAATTTTTTCTTTACGTAATTCATTTAATATACTGTCTTCAATACCTAAATCTTGATAAGATTCAATTACATCGTCAATACTAAACTGTACTCCGTTATCATCATATTCAATCATAGCAGGGTCATATGTTTCTATTAAATGTTGTATTACCCTATCATTGATAACAGGTTTATAAGCTACTCTGAAAATAGTCATAGTTATCCTTATCGTTTATATAATTTATTATTTTTTACACCTACACCGTACTCAATCAACTTAGTTCTAATAGCTGCTTCACTGCGATTAGATAGCTTAACTTTAAGAGATGCAAGAGTATGGTTTAATTTTAAAGCGTGTTTAATAGGCTTTAATTCATCCTCTGTCCAGTGTGAACCCGACTTAGTTTTAGGTTTAGTAGCAGGAAACTCTACAGGATTAGGTTCGATTATAGGTGCAGGTTCTTCTGTTTCTTCATATACTATAGTTTGGTTATATTTATTATTAAGTTCTTCAGCAGTCGGTTTATGCTTAGATAACTTTTCAATTGTCTGTAATGCTTCCTCATACTTATTGACCAGGATATTATATCTACCTTCTTGGTTTACATAATCTCGTGCTGCTTTACCTGTTAGTGTGATAGTTAAATCGGTATTCATAATGTTCTTAACCTTTCTTGTAATTGTTCTATTTGTTCTTTAATTTTAATACGTTCTTGTTCTTTATTGTATTTTGTATTATCAGTTGTTAAATAATTTATTTCAATAACGTGATGCCAAATAATTTTATCGCTAGTAGTTTTAACTAAGGCTACTGTGTAAGGTTTTCCTGTATGGTCATGATTTGTTAACAGTTGTAGTACCTTACCTTTAGTTATGTCATTAAAGTCATTTCTATAGTATACTGTATCACCTATTTTGATTGATTTCATCATAGTTCTCCATTAAGTTTGTCAGTACTGCTTGTAGTGTTTTAGCTTTATTTATATTATTATCAAATACCCACTTATCCCATTTGTGTTTGAATTCTTCAGTAACTTTGGCTGTAATAGTTGTATTATCAGATTTCTTTTTAACTATATTTTTAGTAATTAAGCTATTCATTATTGTTTCTCATTGTGTTCATATACTCTTTACATGATTTTACCCATATAGTTCGGCTACTCCATGAATTAGGGTTAGCTAAACATTCCTCTAATCCATTTTTTGCCATTTGTGTTTTATTAGCGTTCTCAATAACTGCCCCCATTATAAGAGTAAGTAGTATTGCAGACGCTATTACTACTACTGCCCAATCTTTCATATTATACTCCTTATGCATTTGTTATAATCGTTTCTTTCTTTTCCCATTTTATATAAGTTTTATCCCATACATAATTACAATAGGGATTTCCCGTATCTTCTTTTAACTGTTTAACATACTCAATTGTCGTGTGGCAATATGGACATTTTTTAATATCTGCCATTTTGTCAAAAAATACTCCGTCATCATCATTTAACTCTTCTTTACAAACGGGACAAAGAGAGCTATTGTCTAGCCTTTCTAAGTATTCTCCAGTTGCTTCATTATCCATTTTCAGTTCTTTCAAACTCATATACAAACACATAAGGATTATCTTCCCATTTATAGCCTTTTGGTGAGGTTTTGTCCCATAATATACTAAAATCAATAACCATACTATCTGCCCAGCTAGGGCAAACCTTGTATTTATCTTTAACAACACCTGCGTCTTTTTCAATCTCGCTAGTTGATATATCCTGCAACCTCTCAACCCTAACATCAGTAATCTTCAAAAAGATACGAGCCATCTCCTTCAAACAACCGCTTGTAACTCTATTACCTACCTTTACCCAATTTTTTCCATGTAGTTTTTCTTCGTAAAAATCAATAAGATTGCGCTCTTCTGTAGTATCACTGTTGATTGAATCGATTGTACTGTCTGCAATATATTTAAAAGACAACTCTAAGTAAGCATCGGTATCAATAAATTCTACTATTTCAACAGGCTCTCTTACCCAAACAATATCTCCTACTTGATATTTTGAAATTTTTTCAACAAAACTATTGATAGGTATTTTGTAGTTGTCCACAAACACTTTATAATTTACATCAACATACACATATCCATTTTTTACATCTTTTATTGTTCCAGCATCTGATGCTTTGACAGCTCTTCTCGTTTGAATTTTGCGATCATCAATAATAGCTTTTGCTGCTTCAGCGTTCATCATCATGTTTTTCATTTAGCGATCCTTCTCATAAATTGTATTGCTTTGAATAGACTCAACTGTAAAATTAAACCCATATTTCGTATTGATTTTTTCATAATCCTTTTTCTTTAAAAAATTTATTCAGTATATTCCTATTATAGAAATCGGATGATTCTATAGTTTCGTAGCAGAATAAATGTTTAGTCTCTAAGTATGTAAGTTCTCTACGGTCATAGGCTATAGCTAGAATGTGCTTTTCTACTATTTTAACTTCATCGGGGATTTCCTTGGATGAACCTTTATAAGATTTCCATCCACTTTCTTTACGTACTTTATCAAAATACACTCGTTTACCATTTCTGTTCTTACCTATACGTTCAGAATTAGGCCTCTGCTTGCCGTTCTTCAGTGCAGGTAAGGTTTGATATGAGTAAAGGTTTTTCTTGCCTATATAAGCCTTATTTGTATCGTAAACTAGCATGTATATGAAACCATATGCATTAGCTGGTAGTTGATCTATAGATGTGATTTCTTTATCATTATATATCCAGTTCATTAAATATTCTTCCTTATTTACGTTTTAAAATACGTATAAAAAACAAGATATAAACAACATATTCTGTAGCTTCTACTTTACCTACATAAGTAGTAATAGCTTTATTTGTACCTTTAGATATAATCCCATCTATTGCACCAAAAAATATATCATAATTTTTTATTCTCATTTTAGGTTCCTTTTACTTTTTTAATTAGTTTTATACATATATATATATATAAAAGACACTAATTAGAAGCGTAGTGTCAATGCTCGGAGATTCTATGATAACTATAAAATTAGGTGCCCCAGTTACATTACTGATGGTTTTGAAAAACAGTAAGTCTGATACGGTTGTTTATAACTCATGTGCAGTCTACACATATTACATTTCGTCACCTAAAGCGTTATTGTTGAGCTTGTAGTTCTTGCATTAAAGCATAAGCTACTTGAGAATCTTTGAAACCTTTAGCTATTTTATGTGAGTTTTCGAAGGTAACTAATGCATTTACTATTTCAACTATGTCTTCATCAGTTAACATATCTTTAAATTCTATTACTTTACGTTTAGCACCTAAAGCATACACAAGACTCATAGCTAAGGTGTGTTCTTCTTCATTAGTCATTAGTACTCCTTTAAGGTATTAGATATTAAAATCAACTCTATAATTACTGTTACAGTATCAATTGCAGCTGCACTATAATCGCCTAGTGCGATATAATGTCCTGCTAATCCTGCAAAAATATAAGCTACCATTGTCATTATTATTATAAGAGCTATTTTCATTTAGTCTCCCTTACTTGTATTGCCAACGTGAAACTTGAGAGATGATTGTTTGTTGTATTCTCTCAGGATCCATACTTACCGTCCAATATGAGTTAATATCCCACACTAGATTTATAATCTCTTCTTTACTAGCTCCCAGATCGTGTGCATGCTTAGCTGCTTTATACAGATTAACTGAACCATTATCGGTACATTCATAAGCATATGCAAATGTTTCTCTAGGGTCTTTTAATGCTGCTGTTTTAGCTTTAGCAGATAAAGTGGCAGGTTGCTCAGGTTTAGTATGATTAGATGCATTAATTACATGTTGTTTAGCTTCAATAGGTTCTGCATCTGTAACTGATAGTATATTATCTGAAGCATATGAAAAGTATATTTGACTTTTTGGGAGTAAATCTGCGTTCAATCCTAGAGCGTTAGCTATAGATTCAATGAAATACTTCCAATTCTCTGCTGGTATATCTACTAAGCTATCTAGTTCAAGTAATACACGGAATTTAAATTCATTAGATGCATCACTAGTAGTTGCTATATGATGGTTATAATCTGATAATAATAGATGACATTCTTCATAAGTAATATTAGAATTATCAATATCAAGTACTATCCATTTAGTTTTACCAGCTAGATTATCCTTAGAGCGTTTACCATTCTTGAATAAGAAGGGAGAGTAAGCTGCATATTGTGATAGTACATCTGCTAAGGCCTCAAATGGGGTTTCATAGAATTCGTAACCCGAACTACAAGATTTAGCCATACGCTGTTTGAGTTCGGCTGGTGATTCTGCTTCATGTTTAGTAAATGATAGTAGTGATAAACCACATTCAGAGTCTTTGATAATTGGTTCATAACATACACCATCATCACAACGCGTATAGATACCTTCAGCATCATAAGAGGAAGTAAGTGTTAATAGTTCATCTAATTTAGCTTGGTAATTATTAGTTGCAGGCAGATAACCTAGTTTCTTAAGTTCATGTATAGAAAGGCTAAGCTTATCGTCGCTACCAATATGTAATCTACAGTAATCCACAAATTGTTCATATAATTCCTTATTAAGTTCTTTTTCAAATGTTTCTAAATCTGGAGCAAGTTCTTCTACCGTGTTGATGGCTAAGATATAATTCTCTTCGCTGATTTCCTGCTCACCATCAAGAATTGCATAATTACCTGATAGCTTAAGAGCTAACCACTGCTTATGTTTACGAGATAGTTTAGTGATAGGTAATTGAGGACTAATATCATGGGATAAGTTATCATTGTATTCAAGGTACATATCAAATGCTGCTTGAGCTTCTTTGGATAAAGTCAATGGAGTAGTAGTAGTAAATTCTACCATATCCACTAAATAGTTCTCAATATTGGATCTAGCTGTTTTGCTATTTGTACGTTGTAATTCGTGGTATCTAAGAAGTTCTTTCTCTGATTTGTATACACGAGGTACTGGACGTTGTTTTGAGAAGCTAAACAATGAACGACGTGCTAACTGGGTATTAAACATTAAACGAAACTTAGCTTTGATAAAGTTATCGTATAGGATTGCATCCTCAGAGCCAAACATTAGAGCGTTTATTGGTAAGTGTTCAATAGCACCTACACGATTTTCTGCTGCTTTAACTACCTTGATTGGTACTTTTCCTAAGTCGTAACCAATTGAAATAGTCTTTACTATGTCTAGGAAAGACTGATTAGTTTGCATCTCAGAACCTACTTCAGAAGAGTTAATAGATGCTGCTCCAAGTGGGCTTTCTTCTAGCATTGCAAAATTTTTTACCAAACCCTCTGGGGTTCCTAGTCCTACTTGTAAAGCTGGTGGTGCTTCGTAGTAGTTAAGCCACTCCTCAGAAGATTGACCATCGTCGAGAGCTGCTTGTTCTGCGGCTTGACGAGCTAGTTGTTTGCGTCGTTGGGCTATGACTTCATAGGCGGGTTGAAGAGCTCTACGTACTTTATTCATAGATGAATCTTTGCTTACACCACTAGCTGCCAATGCAATAGAAATAGCATTACAAGGAACTATAGTGCCATCAGAAAGTTGGATGTTCTTACGTAAATGAGAAGTAAGAGTAATTAATTCGGATAGAGTAATAGATAGCTTGAGGTGTTCAGGTATGTCTCCTCCAATTGTTTGTGACGTTACGTTAACTACTTCGTGAATAGTAGGAGTAAATGCTCCTCGTTGTTCTAAATAGTTTTTAGTAATTTCTAATGTTGTCATATGTATCCTTAAATTAAATTTGTGGGGTAGAAGTATAACTAATAAAAGCTTAATCTTTTACAGTTATTACTTCATAATCCCATTGACTATCTATATCATAGTCTTTATCTTCTGCTACAAGTTTATCTTTTATTCTTTTTAACTTGAATAGGTCAGTAAATCTAGTAGCTTGTGCAATATCGTTATCCCAAGATATACTATTACCTGTAACTATACGATTATTGATGATAGTTGCGTATACTAGATAATGGTCTACTTCCTTACCCTGTTTATTTATTAGTTTTAGTACAAATTTTTGCATTATTATTTCTTGTAAACGTTAAAACAGGTAATATTGAGTATGTATATATGTTATTTTCTGAATTTTCAATGTCCATCTTCTTTAACCCATCTATTAAATGTTTAGCTTTAAATACATTTATAAATGTAGGTTGTTTAAGTACAGGAGTACTACGCCATTCTTTAATAGAAGGATTGTCATTTCCTAGGTAAAAAGTTTTAAAACCATCTTTATTTATACAATAAATATAATATAGCATAAATTAAACTCCTATAGATTTAAGTGTCTAGCATTGTATAAATTAGCCCTACTGCGAGTGCAAGCTACATAAAAAAGCTTAAGTATTACTTTATCTTCTTCGTTTTCAGGTCCACCTTTATTTATGACTCTGGATACTGCATTATTAAGGTCCTCATTAATGTGTACTGTCTCGAAACCTAAACCTTTACAAGAGTGAGCTGTAGAAACTAATACTCGTGGATCACGTTTAGCTTTTTTAGCTTCTGTTAGTACATCCCAGATACTAATACGTTTTTGACGAAATGTTTGTAAAAGTTTGACAGTATTACGTATTTCTTCATCATCAACTTCTTCTGTGAGGTAGGTCATAAATGAGTTATAACTAGACTTAACAAAATGCTTGTATTCACGTTCAAGAAACTTATATTCTCTATGAAATACTGCTTTACCAGTACTTGCAGTTAATACTGCTAGAGGGGCTGCGAATATGTCTTTGACAGGTCGAGTTAGTACATATCCTTTACCTTCACGATGAAGATCATTAATAGTCTCTACAATAGCTGCATTAGTAGCGGATAAGAAGGCTGTCTTACCGTCTAATACCGGATGTTCTACACCCTTGAAATGGAAATCAGCAGATAAGTGTTTCTTGCCGAACTCTTCAACTGCTTCAGCTATGGTAGTGGAACAGCGGAATGTTTGAGTAAGGGAAAAAGTAACTGTGTTGTCTAGTATCTCGAAGCCATTAACTAAGTTCATGAAATGATAGATTGATTGGTTCTGATCGCCTAGGCCTAACTTGCCGTTAGCATTCATAAGCTTAAAGATTTCCAAAGCTACTGCAGTAGAATCTTGTATTTCATCAAATATGATTAAATCATAATCTACAGATATTTCCTCATTAGCTAACATAAAGTGAAACCACTTAAGAAGATAGTTAAAAGTAGGATTTACTTTATCTTGTATCATAAGATCGATATATTTAGTACATATTTTAGTTAATTTGGCAGCTACGGTTGCTTTTTCTTTTTTTGAGATATTAGTATTTGATAGCTCTTTTTTAATATAATCTTCAATATAATCATCCATTTCCAATGAAGCAGAACGATAAAATTCATCTATAGCTTTAATTACAATAGATTTGTAGTAATAAGTAATGTCCTCTTGTATGCATTCATAAGTAAGTTTATCAATTTTAAGTTTAGGTTTGATTTTAGATAATGCGAGAGAATGTAAAGTACGGCATTCAATATTAGTACCTTCATAAAGTTCTTTAGCTTCGTCTACAATACTACGATTGAATGCAGTATAGAGACCTTTCTTAGGTTTAAGAGCTTCTACTGCTTTAGTTGCTGTATGTGATTTACCACTGCCAGCTACAGCGTTAACTAATACTATAACGTCATCACCAGTATGCTCTTTTAAGTAATTAATAGGAGCTAATTGCTCCTTAGTTAATGATTGCATATTTTTCCTTTGCTATTTTATAGATTATCTGTATTTAATAGCTAACTTACAAGCATTGTAGATTTCTAAATTATATTTTAGTTGTTTTTGTTGGTCTGTAACTTTATGTGTTTTAGATACTGTTTGTTCGTCATCTACTTTAATAGCTCGTTCAATACCGCCTTGCATTACGTTATACTGGATACGTTGGTAAGTATGCCAGCTATCACGTCCTACGTCTTCTATACGATGAGCTATATTTAATTGCATAGGATCGATAATACGACCTGTAATGTCTTTATTGATGATATCTGCAATAGTTTCTGTTAAACGCCCCTGGTCACCATACGATAACTCTGTATTCATCATTTGTTCAATGGTTTGGTTAGCACGGTATTTAGCTGATTGATACTCAGTAGCTACCTTAGCTATTGTTTCTTTCCAACCTTGAAAGGTGTGTTTAATACGGATTGGGGACATAAGGTCTTCACCAAACACTCAATCATTACTACAAGCGTCACGATAATACCCTAAGTAGATACGAATACTAGTAGAACGATCAAGAGAATTGAATAGAACTAATCGTAATGTACCCTCAGGCATTTGTGCATCTTCAGGTTCAAGCATAATCATATGCTTTTGTTTGTTCTCTTTTTCAAGCTTACGTACACGGCTAGCTGAAAAACCTACAGGTTTAATGTCCATGTATTGGCTTAATTCTGTAATGACGTCCTCAGTTGATGTGTTTATGTATTTAGCTGATACGTCTCCGTATACCTCTTTGTTTGTAATGATGTCTTCGTTCACTTCTTGTCCAATGGCAAAACTCATTAATTCTCCTTTAAAAGTTTATGTTGTTTGGTATTGTTTGTAATTTATTATATTCTACTATGATATCATTAATATCTACTGTCATATATTTACCCTTTTATTATTTTTGTCTATTAACCAATACTCATAAGCACTTGTACGATGTTGTATTAATTTTTTAGCTTCAAATATGTTCATAAATTTAGGTTTTATATTAAATGCATTAACAACCCAACCCTCACTGCTATATACGTAGCCATAAAGTCCATGCTCTTTAGACTTAGTGTATACTGCGTATTTCAAGCTATTCCATCATAATATTCACAGCAGGTACTTGCATTGGATTATTAACCGGACATACTAAATAAGTTTTAATATGTTTTAGAATTGGAAATTTATTCCAATCTTCTTCAATTGTAGAGTAGTTATCTGAAAAACTAATATATATAGTTTCTTGAGGGTTTTTTATATTATCTTGTAAATATTTAAAACATTCTGTGTGTGCAGTACCTCCTACAGCATATCTAGTAGCTAGTGCTTCTTTAAATTGAGAATTTTGACTAATATCATATCCGTCACTTTCTAAAGTAAACTCTTTTACTATTTCAGTGTCATGTATTATTACAGTTAATTTGTTAATGTCTTTACTTTTAGACTCCATTAAGTATAACAATTTTTGTAAATCTACAGTGTTCATTGAACCGCTATGATCAATTGAAAGTACTATTTCAAGTTTTGAATCTAAATAGTACTTTTTAGGTGATTTAAAAATTGAACGGTATTTATTATTTAAGTTAGACCATTTAGTATAGTAATTGTGCGTCATATAGTATACATCACGCTCAAATGTTGTTTTTAGCTTTTTAAACCAGTTTGTATTAATTTTAATACTTTCAAATAGTTCTTCAACCATTTGTGCTGATTGCGAACCTTTAGCTTGGGACTGAATAACAGAATTGATTGATTGAGCTAAGTTAGATAACTGTTCATCAGTTAAAGTAGAATTACCTTCATTGGTATTTTCTTCCGTATTATCACTACCTGTACCTGTTTTTCTTATTTGAGCAGTTGTATTACCTTTACTGTCAGTAATTTCTTGCAATTCATACCCTGTATCACCTATCTGAGTAGTTGTAACTTTACTATTTGATAAAAGGTCTTTAAGAATTTCAATATCAGACATTTTCTTAGAATGATATGTATTATCATATAGACCTTTTTCAAGTAGAAGATTTAAACCGGCTGATTTACTTTCAGTTAAATCTTTAATGGAATAGTTAATAAAATAATCAAAAGCATAATTAATATATTGATGAATCGTATTGTCATCTAAACTGGGTTGAATTTCTTTAGCTATTCTTACCATACGTTTATCAAATGCAGTAGTTACGTGTTTTAAAAGTATGTGTAAAATTTCGTGTTGGTAGATATAAGCCCAGAGAGTCTGGTGTTTTTCAATAAGTTTAAATAACTTAGGTAAATCTTTATCATTACTATAAAAGAAATCAAAATATACTTCTGCTTCATTGCCTATTTTTGTATAAGCAGTAAATGAAGTCATTAATTCAGAATAATCTACTGAAGGCATCTTAACTAAGTTTACTATAATAGGTAACTTAAGAAATACCCCACTAGCTAGTGGTGCAGTTTTATTTTGCCCATACATATTGTTAAATTCTTTTACAACACTTTTAAAAACATATTTATCAATTTTGTGTAAGTATTCTTTAACCATTGTTCTTCCTTTTTAGAAAAATTCTACGATGTATTCGAAAAGCTTTTCTCTTGAGGGTATTGTGATTTTAGCTGAATCAGGTTTAATGATTGCATCAATAAGTAAATCAGCACCTTTAGGAATTGGTTTACCAGATTGTTTAACTAAGTATTTATTATATAGTTCACCTGTTAAGAATCCTAAGAATGTAGCTTCATTGATATTTTTTTCAATAAGTTCAACTGCATACTTAGCGTCCTCTTCTGATTCAATATAGTTTACAATATAAGCATACAAGATTGCATCAATAGGTTTAAGCTCTGATACATCTACAAGTTCTCTACGTTTGACAATACCACTGAAATCAATTTTATGAATGTATTCTACGTGTTTAGCAAATTCTATTGCAGCATTACGAGACATTTTCATTTCTGCCAGTTCTTTAGCATTAGCTAAGATGAATTCAGGAGCATACAGGTCAAGCTCTGAACCAAAATAGGTACATGAACGTGGTGTAAGAAATTGTTCTATACCTGTCGATTCTTCTTCTTGAATATATTGTGGGTATAGTTTAATGAATGATGAAATATAATAGTTTAAGAATCTACCGTGAGAGTCGAACCATTTCTCAAACATAAAGTCAATATTAACAATAGAACATCTATCTTTAATAGGACTAGGTATCCCAGAAAACCCTGCTTCATCTGAATCATTCATAGTGCCCACAATTGCTACTTTAGGATCAAGTTTGTAGGTACCTAGGCGCCTATCTTCTAATAAGGCATAGAAATAAGGCATTACTCCCATTGAAGTTTCATGAATATCTTCAATAACTAAAACACAACCATCTTTACCAGGTTCATTAGCCATTCTATTTGCTTCCATAATTAACATGGGTACTGACCAATCAGTTGCTTGTGCAAGTTTACTGCCCGATATGCTATATTCAGTCATATCAGGAGCGTCAATGAAGTTGGGGAGGCCTGAAAGATTTTCACTTACTATTGAAGGCAGAGAGTAGTCAAGGTAGTTACAGTTAAGTTCTTTTGTTATTGCTTCAATTGTTCTAGACTTGCCTACACCAGGTTTTCCACTCCATATAATACTTTGAACATTTTTACCTGATAGTTGTCCTTTTATATTTAATTTTGTCAATTCTTTAACAATTGATAACTTCATTATTTTTCCTTTAATTAATTTATATTTTTAAGTTTTTGTATAACACTAATACAAGGGATTTACCCTTATATTAATTTTAGTGAAATGTTGGTAGTGTAGGTTGTGTAGGTTGTGTAATTACATCATTATAGTTATTGCTATTGTTATAACCATCATTAGAAGAAGGCGTATCATATACCCCTACGAAATCTCCATCAGGGGTTAATTGTACTTCTCCGTTAGAAGAACCTACATAGTTACCATCTGGTGTTAAAGTAGGTTGTCCACTTACCCAATTACCATCTGGTGTTAATGTTAAATCTGCAAATAAACTTGCAACTAGTAATAATGTTAATGTTAAATGTTTCATTAATTATCCTTTATATATTTATTCATTATTTTTATGTTTGTTTTCCAATTATCATTCATCTTTTTTAAATGCTCAATACCGAAAGTATGTATCAACTCTTTAGCTAAAGTATCCCAATAATAATGGTAAGAACTAGGTAGTAAATGTCTATTAGATAAAATATAGTAATAAAAATCTAGTGTATAAGTTGAACTATATTCTATGTTATTATCTTTAACTACCATATCATATGCACTATAACTATCTGTTCTCCAACTATTACTTTCAACAAAAGTTAAAAAATGTTCAGAATTAGTTGCATTAGTATAAGATATTAGATTTGTTTCATTAACTACTTCTAATTTATCTACAATTTTATCTCTTAGGTTATTATTTACGTCAACATAATAAGAAGTATTTAGGTTAATACAGATAGTTGCTGCTAAGCGATTTTCTTTAAGTAGCTTATTTAAATTAAGAAATCTACTATAAGAAGTATTATCTATAGTTAGAAATACTTTTTTAGAATATTTAAATGTTTCAAGTATGTCATTTATAGTAAAATTAAAACTGGTTGTATTTTTTTCTACATTATCTAAAAAAGTTTCTAATAATTCATTACTAAAGTAGTCTTTTGTTTCAGTGATAAATTTAGGTAACTTTTCCTTATAATTAGGATAATGATAGTCTAGTAATAGGCAATATACTGAGTAAGTTAAAATAAAATCTTTATTAAAAAAGGTATTATAACTATATATCTTTAGTGTTGAACACAATTCCCTTGCTAAATCTTCTTTAGCTTTTAATGTTTTTAAAGATTTAACCTTTTCTATGTAGGGTAGATAAGTAAATTCATTTATAAGTTTCATCTTTTCTTCTTTAGTTGTCTTCGTAATTCTTGTAATAAACGAAGATCAGATTCTTTTTGTTCTGTTAATACTGTTATAGTATGTTGCTGTTGTTGCATTTGTTGATGTAAAGAATTAGTAGTTTGGTCTTTATGTGTAAGTGTAAACATTACTACAAAATTGATACCAACTAATAAACCCACTGTAAATGTGATTAAAGAATCACGATTAATTGTTAATTGCATAGTTTTCCTTAATAGCTATCTAATATCTCATCAATACTGATATTCCAATCATATTCATTTAATAGCCTAACTACTTCTTTAAGAGTAGTTACTGCACGTTCTATAGGACAGTCTGGTTTCTCTACTTGGTCTAAAGCGAATTCCCAGTCTGTACGCATACGATGTTCATAATCTGCATCACGTTTAGCTTCTTCAAGCATATCTTGAGCCATTTCATCTTTTAGTTCTTGTATAGTCACTATCTATCCTTTATACAGTTAATCTGTTTCATTAAATAGGTATTTCATTTCTTCGGGTATGCTTTTATACATAGCTTCGGCAACTTCTCTAATCATAAAATGTGCACTTTTATTTCTACGTAATGTTAAAAAGTTTAATAAACTTCTAGCATTAAATTGTACTTGCCATTTATATTGATATGTTTGAGGTAACATAAGAGAAGTCAATTCATTAGATTTTCCACTATTGACAAAGTGCTCAATAGTTTGTTTCCAACTGTCTAAAGCTTTATCAATGTCTTCATCACCTGTAGGTTCAAATACTATTTCGCCTTTATTAAGTGTGTATCTACTAGATTTACAAGCATAGTTTGCTATACGGTGTCTTGTCATTTCTAATAATACTTTGGTGGATGCTTCTATCTCAAATATAAAATTTATAAATTCAATAGTAGAACTGTGTTTGTGTTTTAAAGCTACTTTTGTTATACGTTTATCCCGTTTCTCTGGGTCACTGTAACAACCTTTATTATAACACATTCCAATCGCGTTATCTGCAAATTCTAGACCATTTGTATGTAATAGTTTTACACGCATTTATACTCCTTTAATTTTTATATATATAATTCTTGCTACTTCCGTATTTTTATAATCTTCTTTACTAATCATTTTTATATGCTCCTCTTTTATGCTAAATATCTTCTTTTAATTTAGACTCTACATAACGACTAATAAATTTTTTTCGTACACGTTTACTTTTGAGTCTAACAGATACAAGAGTGCCATCATCCATTATAAATAGATGTCTAAATAAGTTGCTCTTTTTTATATACTTATTCATTTTAGTTCTCCAACACTTCTCTAGCTTCTCCCATCCAATCTAACTCTTCCCAAGGCATAAGTTTTCTGTAATGTTGATATATTGGTCCGTTTCTATGCCCTTCTTCTGAAAATACACAATTGTTTTTAGCATCATAAAATCTATAAAGTCTACAATGTGTATATTTATCATCCCAACATTCAACTATGTCTTTATCACATAACTCATCAGGGTTAGATACCTCTTTCCATACTTCTGTATCAGAGCATTCAGACCAAAAGTTAATACGATAGTCTATTTCATATAGTGCTTTTTCTGCTGTTGCTACGACTATGCCCTCTTTTTCACTTATAAATTTAACTATAAACTGTTTATGTTTATCTTGATTTATAGCTAGCATATATTTAGGATATTCGCTATCTAATTGCTCTACTTGTTTCTTTAACTCTTTAATTTGTTGTAGTATTTCTTTTTTTGTCATTTTTACTTCTCCTAAAATAAACATAATAATGTGCTTATTAGAATAGCTTCACCTACTAATGTTGTATATGGGTTAATTACTACCCATTGTAGATAACGCTCTAACCATTTCTTCATTCTTCTTCCTTTGGTAGATATACTTTTTCTACCTTTGTGGTTTATGTATATTTGTTAAAAATATACATTTTAGCTTTATCTTTTCTTTTGAAAGTATGTTTTTCTTTTACTTCGGAATGGTAAACAGAATCTGTACTTATGTCATATTTAATTGATTTACCATCAAATATTATTTTACGAACCTTACCTGTTTCTACTTTAACAGTTAAACAATTTCTTTCTTGTGCAAAAGGAAAATCAATAAAATGCACTTTTTGCCTAACATCATATTTACTTTTTAATTTCATCTTCTTTTTATTTCCCATAATAGCCCCTTTTGCTTTAACTCTTGACTAAGCGTTATTATCTTCTTTCTCGGCTAATTTAGTATGTTTCCAATCCATAACAGAATGTTCATTTTCTGCCGACCACGAAGTGTATCCACTAAGCCAAGCCCATACTTTCCCATTTTCATATTTAGCAAAGTGTCTTTTTTCCCAATCATCATCTTTTTCATTTTTAACTAGAATAGGCGTATCTACTGCTACATCGAGCCAAAGGCTATATTCCGCAACTAAATCAAGATCTCTTGGTTTTTCATCTACTTGATAATATCCATTTTTTGTACAAAGTATTAATACTTCTGTTTCTTCGCAATCTACTAAGGCTATAACAGGAAATTCTGCATTTTTAATATCATTACATACAACTCTGGCTTTTCTGCCATCTCTTGTAATATATTGTCTATCTCGTTCTATCTTCATATTTATCCTTATAATTAAATTTACAGGAAGGCACCTAAATGCCCTCGAGTGATTTTATTTTAAACCGGCTTACGGATCTAGTCCTGCGTTAAATTAAATGCTCGGTTATTCTGTCATGAGCTGGACATACTGTTCTCAGTAAACGAAATTATGCGCCTTATGGCAAACGATAGGACTTATGTGTCAAGCACTGCCTGCTTTTTTATGCACTACAAGAGCTAACGCTAATATATCTTCATAGGTAACAGTACCGTTAGTATAATGAACTGTAACTAAGTTGCTAGTAAGTATTCCACAGTTTTTACAGCATCTATATATTTCAATCGGTATTGTAGAATCTATCTTTTTTATATCCTTATCATTATTTAAACAATAAGTAATATGTTCATCTTTAGTTTCTAAGTCTTTAAATCGCATAGTTATCCCTTTACAGCATTATTCCATAGGCTATAGTTAGCTCTTCTTCAAATGAGTACTTTTTAAATTGCTCTAGCACCTCATAGTAAAAGTTTGTAGATACTTCTATAGGTTGGTTTGTGTATTCATCTTTTTCTACTTCTAGTAGAATGTCTAACAATTCATTTGTTAATTCCATTGTGTATCCTTTTATTAATTTAATACATATAAATAATTAAAGGTACCTACCTTTACTGCTCACTACAATCAAGTAGTACGAGTATACTAGAGATTGTAAGTAGCTAGCTTACTTTCTAGTATACTTCTTACCTCAGGTTAGTAAGTATCTAGAATTACTACCAATGTCGGCAAGCAAGGCTTACTTTTTATTTTCGCGAGGGTAGGCACTTTTAACTATTTATACTAATACTTTTATTATTTTTAAGTTTAAGTCTTCTTTTACTTCATATAAAGAAGAACTGGCTTTTTTTACTTTTATAAATTTAGCTATAAAATATACAGTTGTATGTTGTTTTGATCTCCATAAAGGAGCAATTTTAATTTTCTTTTGATTTTTTACCCATAAATGGTCTACAGTATGTTCAGTATTACATATATTAATATCTGTCAATAAAGATACCATATCTACACTATTATTAATGTTTCCATTTTTAATATATGTTGCTGAACATACAAAATGAGTACCTAGAAGGCAATTATCTTCAAATTGTTGTAAACGTTCTGTTTTAACTACTTTCATAGGTATCTCCTTTATTAATCTTGTTTAGTTACTAAAGCTGTTGCTTTTTTGTAGTCTACTCCTGGTTGTGTTCGTGTAGCTAGTTCAATTGCTCTAAGCTCTACACGATAAGTATCTATAATTGTAATTGCTTGTTTGTAGATGGTGTCTGCAACTAATGGGGTAATTGATCCATCTTTAAGACCTATAATAGTTTCAGCCGCTTCCTTACGAATTGTTTGTAAACTTGTATTTACTTCTTGTTTTTTATTACTCATTTTGAGACTCCCTTAGTTTTTGGTTGTATTTCTCTATGGACTTTAAAAATAAATCTAAAGTTTTTTTATTTTTGTATTTTTTAATAAGTTCAATTTTATCTTCAATTGCTTCTTCTAGTGTATTTCTAGGTTTGCCATGAAGATACTTTCTTTCATGTGTACGTAATGTTGCTGTGTATGTAATAGTAGCTTTGCCGTCAATTTTAGTGTATATTCTTATAGTGCAACCTAATACCCCTTTTTCTGTCGTTTTAGTTATACGCTTAGCTATATCTAACTCTTTATATGAAAATGGCTTATACGCATTGTATAGTTTTCGTAATATTGCCATATCTGGGTTCGTATTATTATGTCTACAGCTTATATATATGCTATTAAAACAATAATTGCAAGCGTATTCTCCTAAATAATCATATACAATTGTATTTATTTCTTTTCTAAGCTTAGAACTATTTTTGTATACGGTTTTTACAGCAGGTCTGTCTGTATTACACAATTTACACATAACATTTCCTTACTCTGATTTAATAGATGCTTCTGATAACTCTTCTTGTACAGATTTCATAGTATTACGTACTGTTTCTGCATCTTCTGTAGCTAATGAGGCTTCTTCTACTACTTTACGTAGTTTAGCTAGCTCTTTATGAAGTTCTTTAAGCTTTTTTCTTGTAACTTTTTCTTTGCCTTATTTAACAGTTAAAGGTGAAAAAATTATTGTACCTTTAGGAGCTTTTTTAACTGCTTTATAAACAAATTGATATTGTTTAACCCAATTATGTATAGACTGAATATTAACGCTGTATTCCTCAGCTATAGCTTCATAACGATCTTTAATTGTGCCTTCTTGCATATGAATACCATTTTTGATGATATACTCAACTAATCTAGCTTTAGTAGCTACGTCCCAACGCCAGTGACACCCAATAACTACCATTGTTTTTTCTAAATTTTTCATTTCATCCTCCTACAGATTATTAAATTTTATAGTTTTATAACTTTACGGTTAAATATTATTTATAGGTTAACGTTCCAATTTCTACCATTACTTTAAAAGTATCATAACCCTTATCTGTTAATACATACATACCTTTAGTATTAATAGGCTTATTACGCATTTTACTAATAACTTTCTTTTGTTCTTTTATAATAGATAAACGATTATTTATTTCTTTTTCACTTAAAAAACTGCTATAATGCCCATCTTTTATGAAATAATCGAGTCGTTGTGCTATAGTGTTTCCTTTTAAACCTATGGTTACTGTCTCTAGTAACTCCTCTATCATTATTTTTAGTATTGTCTTAGCCTTTTGTTTTTTAATGAAAATAGCCTCATTGTACTTTTTAGCTTCATTAATAATGGCTTATTTACTCTCTGGAAGTTTAATATAGCCATCATTAATAGCATTTTGTTTGTGGTTTTTAACTAGCCAATCAAGTATCCTGACTTTATTAATGACACTACTACTGGAATCTTTAAAAGTACTTCCACCTTCAACTCCTCCTGCATATACACCCCCTATACCGTTAGCTATTACATTATAACCAAAGTTCATTCCACCTGTCATAATTTTCTCCTTATTCGTTAATTACTGTAATAGTAAAACTACTATGTTTAGTGTAGAAATTATAAATCTCTACCCATTCTACTGCATTAAATTTACCTTCAAACCAATTAAGATATTTACCTAAACCAGTTTTAGTATTTTCTATGTAATATGCCATAACTATTTTCCTTTTATTAAATTGCTTTTATAGCTTAATATTAACTTAAACTGCATACTTTATCATTGAAGTGAATATGTAGTTTTCAAAAACTTTGTCATTGAAGTATAGAGCTAAAAGTGTACTTTTACTTTATGCCATATTTGGCTAAAATGTCTTCTGGTTCTTCTGCAATTTCATCTTCTTCATTACTTTCAAAGTTTAAAAAAGTCAATGGAGTAAAGAATAAGTATATTGACATAACTGCACTTGCTACAGTAGCAACTACAGCTCCTCCAAACGATCCGGCAAACATAGCATTTAGAAAAAATAAACTAGCTACATCTATAGTAGCATCTGCATAGCGTGATCGGTTGAGTTTAGCAATAATAACTGCAAAGTTAAAAAATGCAATAACTCCTAAAAATGCGAAATCCATGGCATCTCCTTTGTTGTGTTTCTTTATAATATTTAAGTAATAGGATAGTTATCTTCTTTATTGTAGTATCCATACTTATCATGTATTGATTGATGACAGTCTCTACATAAGCAAACTAAGTCAGATAAAGGCTCATGCTCAAAGTTTACGTAGTGTAGGTGATGAGTTTCAACCCCCCAATTACCACATTTAGCACAAGTAAAATCACTTTGTACTCTTATGGTGTTAGATAGTTTTTGCCATGCTTCACTCTGTAAATACTCTTGTTTTTCTTTGTAGTTAATACGTGGAACTGCAAAGTTATGACCTTTAGAAGTAGCGTTTATAGTTTTCATAACATCAAAATTATGCTGTTCTTTGTACTTATCTTTCTTGGCTTCTTCAAGCATTTCATAAACAGTGTACCAAATAATGGCACCTATAACTATTAATCCGATTATAACATCACTCATATGTAACTCCTTATAAGTTTTATTGTTTTACAAATTTATAAGTAAAAAATAAAAAGCATTCCGCAGGAAACAAGCGGTAGCGAAAAAAAAAAAACAACAGAACCCGAAGGCTCTGCTATATGATGTTTTCAGAAGGTACTAAAGTAGCAGTTCTAGTTGGAAGTGTCCACTCTCTACTGATACCTGTTTGTTTTTCTATGTCTTGTAATTGACGTTCTATGTGACCTTTAGCTAGTTCTAATGCTTCAAATGTATACTTAATAAGTAACGGTTTGATGCTAGGTCTACCGTAGAAGTTATCTAAAGTAGTCTTCATATGTATATTATGTTTATCTAGCAATTTAGTAAATACATAGTTCTCTGTGAATGCGTCTTGGCTATGTAAGCAAGATACTGCTAGACCTAATGCTTTATGGTCTTTAGCTTGTACATTGTATAAGAATGGCATTTCAGCAGTTACTGTAGCTCCGTCTTCAGTAGATACCTCTGCACCTAATACATATGGATACCAAACAGCTTTGATACCGTCAAGACGTTCTAAGACTACTGAGTTTACTCCTGCTAATGCTAGTTTTTTACCATACATAGCTATTTTACCTATATACTTATAGTTATCTCCAAATACTGTAGTTACCATATCAGTAAGGTTGGCTGGTACTCTACCTCCGTGATTAGGCCCTTGCATTACTTTTTTAGCGTCATCTCTAGATATACCTAAATAGTCTGCTATAGCTTGATGAGTATCAAACTTTTCTTTACCACCTAATAAGTTCATAGCCTTACAGAATTGCTCATCACCAAATTGGTTAGATGCGTTTATACCGCCTGAATTAGTGTAATCATAGCTAACACAACTACGAGTCATATTACCCTCGTTCTTGATGATGTTATAATATACATCTACTATATGGAGTAATTTGCCTACTTCTTTATGAGTAATAGTAAAGTCTACCTTTTTACCTTGGTTAAATAGCTTTAGAAGTTTAAGATTAACTTTTAACTTAGTTTCTGCTTCTTTAACTAATGTTTTGATAGAAGTTACATTAAACTCTGCTTTTAGGTACTGTTTAGCGTACTTAACTTCTGTTTTATCCACTAAGTATTCTTGTGCTGGTTCTATAAGGAATTTTTCGAATGCGTCTCCGTATTCTACTGCAAATCCAAATCTAGATAGTGGATAATTACGAGTATTAGAGTCTAGTTTACGATAGTTTTCGTATTCATAACCCATACAACTAATAGTTTCATCAGCTACTGCTTCTAAGCGTTTACGATAACTAGATAATGCTTCTGTTCTATCCGCATTTTTAGTATCCATATAGAGTATAGCTGAGTAAAGTTTAACGAACTTAGGTGCTATCTCTTTAACTCTAAGAGGTACTTCTAAGCGTCTACTGAGTAATTCTGTAGAGTTATTGTCAAACTTTACAAATGAACCTTTCATTTCTGCATAGTCTATAAAACTGTCTGCTTCATAGAACCATACTTTAGGTTGATCCTTTTTACTGCGTTCCCCTGTTATATAGTTTACAGTATATGTGTACATAGTACCGTTCTTATCTATGCTTGTATGAGTCTGCTTAGTTAAGTTAAAGTTTATATTTTTAACTACATTATTTACTCTTAATATAAGAGCTTTTTTGAAGTTATAATCATGTACATTAACTGTTGCTATACAATTATTAGACTTAAGTAGTGCGTTAGTTACATTACCTACTAACATTTCTATAGTCATATCATTAGTAACTATTTCTTTTACTTTTGCTTCTATTACTGAGTCTTTAAGACCGCTTAATGTTTGTATGTGTTTTGCTAGTATTTTAGGATATTTCATTAGTACGCCTTTGTTATTATGGTGCTGATAAGTTAACTAAACCCGAAGGCTTAGCTTATTAGAAGAGGTTTGCTAATTTTGCTTTAGTATCCTCCGATGTAGTTTGAATGCCACTGATAGCTTTTGCTATAGCTAAATTTAATTCTGGACTAGTTGCTGGTAAATTACCTTGAGCTACCTGTTCTTTATAGCTACGGAACGCTGACTGCAATATAAGAATATCAAGAGATTTAGTCTTATCTGCGTCTAATGAAGCCATAAACTCAAAGTTCTTAGAGTCTACTACTAGATCTGTATTCATATAGTCGTATACAGCTAATGAGCCTTCTCTAAGAGCAAGTGAACTGCCAACTTTAAGCTTAGTTACTGCAAGAGCATTAGCTAACTTTTCTGTAAGTACTTCTGACTGCATATCTGGGTATAGTTCTTTGAGAGAGGCTTTAAGCTCATCTAAGAGATCTAGTTTAAGTTTGAGACTTGTAGTCATAGCTTGAATCTGTGATTGGATTTCTGTTCCTAAATCATCGAACAATATTTGAGTAAGTTGTGCTGGAGTAGCTGTACTTAAATCTAATGGAGCTGTAGTTACTTCTACTGGAGCTTCTTCTTGAGCACAACAAGCGTCTTCTTCGTTGAACTGAATAAGATTAAAGATAACATTAGCAATAGCAGGTTTAACGAATTGTGCTACATTCTTGTTAGTCATATAAGGAACTAAGTCTTCTGGAGTCTGTGGAAGTTCCGTAAACTCTTTGTTTAGCATTGAATTATATGCTTTGCGGATGTTAAGTGCTAAGTCTTTGTTAGTTGCTCTAAGTACTTTAAGTTCTTCATTAATAACTGGGTTTGTTGCTTTAGTATTGATTGTATATTTCACGATGTATCCTCCTACGGATGTATAATTAGTATAAAGTAAGGAACCATTTCAGGTAACACATAAAGATATCTAGGGTAGTGTAAGGTGGAAGTAGAGATAGGTAATTAACTGGGAATATCTATGCGTAAGTACTGAAGTCTGACACTTTCTGTGTAGACTTAGTCAAGGTAGCAATTAGTAGTTGTTGTTCTAATTTAGCTACTCGTTTTCTTAAGCCTTCGTTCTGACTTTCTAGTTGATTAGCTATAGATAGCTTTTGGTTAATATAACTATCAAGGTTTTCTATGTCTTTGATAGTAAATTCGATTGTATCTTCTGTGTGATTGTAAATGATATCCTTGAGGATACGGTTCCATGGTAGTGTTTTCATTATTTCTCCTTTGGGTTGTCAATTAACCATTTTCTATACTCTTTATCTTTAGAGTAGTTATGATAACTATGGTCTCTATATTGTTTATACTCTTCTGTCTGCTGTAAATCACTTCTATGTACTTCGAATGCTATAAACGCTATTACTACTACTACAAATGTAATCATAGCTAACATGCTTTTATCTACAACAAGTGCTAATAGTACTGTTATACCTGCTATTAAAAGCGCAATTATACCTAATATTTCCATAGTACTGTATTCCTTTAAAAGAATTTATCTGCTAGGTCTTCTAGCAACTTAGGTTTGACTGTATCTAGTACAGCAACTAAGAATGTGATTGTTGTTACTATTGCTATTAAGATGAATAGTGCGGTCATTATGTCTCCTTTTTATGAAATTGGTATAAAACATTATATACACTTAAACAGTAGTCGTAAAACGGACATTTCTATCCACTGTTTACTTAAACTTTACCAAAATATACCTATATTATGGTATAAAGTGTGGTATAAAATATTAGGATGATACATCATTGAACTGAAGTTGAGGGTTTTAATGGTAGGGAAATTAAGGTAGGGTTCAGGTTAGGTACATATTCCACTAGGTTTTATCCTTAGAAATGCCCTATTTAAGGGGTTTCTGCAGATTCTAACATTAAAGAGTGTTCTAAGACTTTATCTTTACCTATGAAATAATCATGAGCTTCAATGTCCCCTAGTTTTTTACGATACAGCCTGATAAAACCTGCTTTTTCTAGCTTATTTCTGTACTCTCTGACTGTTCTTTCTGACAATCCTAATACTTGACCTATTATTTTATCATTAAACAAGTCAAACTCTGGTGCTTCTACTTTTTCTACATAGTACTCGTATAGTACATACGCAGTAGGGTTCAACTCTTTGATTATTTCTCTACGAATATCTGCTGACACTTTTCGTCCTTCTCTATGGCGTTTTTTATCCATATTTACTATCTTATATAGCTTTTTTACTTCATTTGTGTTATAATACATTTATCATTCCTTATAAGAGGTACTTCTTCTACCTCTTCTTTTCATAACATTATAACATAAAACTGTCTGAAAACCTTAAATTCATACAGGTTTCTGTCTGAAAACCGTAATCTGAGACATTTCTAGGATTGGGTAAAATCCTCTGTAAGCCCCTACTGCACGAGGTTTCAAAGGGTTTTTGCCCCATAGCTCATCAAATACTGCTATTATTATATATATAATATATAGAGTATTGAACACCACCCCACATAAAAAGACGAAGAGTAGTTCTTTGTAAATAAAAGCTAACAATAATGTAAGCATTCCCACTCTCTAAGAACTCTCTTCTTTGTAATTAAAAGTGTATAGACAAGTGAGCCGAAGAAGCTCACTATACTAGGTCGTAGTTTTCGAAGATGTCATTTAGTAGTGAAGCTTTTTCTGCTTCTTGTAGTTTAGTTAAGGTGTCTTCATCTTGCATAACACTAGCTAATGCTTTTTGTTTAGCTTCGTTTACCATAGTGTTTTTCTTGAATGAATACTCACTATCTTGTGCCCACTCTGCTGTAGCGTTAGTGGAAATCTTCATTAGGTTAGCAGTAGATTCTGATGTACCGTCAATAAGTGTTGTAGTGCTGTTAGCTAAGCTGTCAATTACTTTTGCTGAGTTACTTGCTACTGATACTGTTGCACCTGCTAAATGTGATACTGCTGTTGATAAATCTTTTAATAATCTTGCCATAATATTGCCTTTCTTCACACTTGGTGTGGTATTAAATGGTTGAGCTTTACAACTATACTGGGTTAATTAACTATTGAGTTAGTTAAATACTTTATCATTGAAGTACGAGCTATTTTTGGCTCATATAAATACGAACTTCATTCAGTGAAGAATGGGTAGTTCCGTCTGGTGCAATAAACATCAGAACTCCTTTAAATTAAATTTGCTAAGCTAGTGTAAGGTGATAGGCTAACAAGTAGCCATTTAACTAAACCTCAAGAACAGGTCTAGCTAGGTAGTAGCCATAGGCTTTATGACGGATAAGAGCACCGATGATGTCAGTAGCTACTTGTTTACCATAGATATCAGTAAGGGTTTGACCTGCTACATCTTTAGTCATAGCTATATCAGTGAATATGCTTTTACCGTGTGAGATGCATACAGTTTTAGTAAGTGTAGGGTATAGTTTAGCTAATGCGTCTACAGTAGCTGTAAACTCTTCATAAGTTTTAATTACTTTCATAGTGATTCCTTCGTCGCAGTAGTTGCGGAATGCCTGAGCTTTACAGGTATAGCTATATGTAAGCATAAACTAATATGCTATGCTAGTGAAAGGTGACAGTCATATCTGCTCTATATGGAACGATAAGCTGATAGGTATACAATGACATAGGATGAAGTGTTACTGTTGGCTGAGGAGCTTGTGTGTAGCGATAGCTGTGTGAAAGAAATGACTGGTAAGTCTATATAGGGGCGGGGTGTTCGGTGTTGGAGTGTGAAAGTGTGGATACTAACCCCCTCCTAAAAAATAATCACATCTCAACATAAGCCCTTAAGAAAACTTTAAGCTTATATGGTACCCCTCACAAAAGTTAAAAAATTTACCCAATAAGCCCTACCTTAAATTAACCTTATATACCTATAATAGTAGCTATGGTATAATGTCATAACAAAACACAGGATTAGATATGATTAACGATGAAATAGACGATAGGTACGCGATTAAAGATAAAGAGACAAGAAAACCACTAATAGTTAAGATAGCATTTGAGGATGGTGAAGTAGTACAGTATAGTTTCCCGGAGAATATACCAGATGATAGATCTATAGTTGGTGGAGAATGGATTAGTTTACCTGTACATACTAATGATGAAGAATCAAAATGGGTATTCAATCAGTTAGGGCACTTAGCTTTCGGTAGGGAGTAGTTATGGATATAGTATATTTAGAACACTACTGCTGGAAGTGTAAGAAAGGTATGAAGATGAGACTAATAGCAGGAGTTATTAGATGTCCTAAGTGTGATACAGTAGTTTATAAGAAAGGGTAACTATGACTTGTGAAGAAGAGCTAAAGATATATAAGAATATGGTTAGGTTATATAAATATGACCATCTTACCGGCATGAAAATGCGTAGAGACTTCGAAGTTGAGACTAGGGCTAAGATGCAGAATCAAACATTCTACTTAGTTATGTACGATGCTGCTGGACTGCATAAGGTTAATAGAGAGCAAGGGTATGGGGCTGGTGATACACTTATTAGACAGATAGCTATGGACATACAGGCAATAGACAGTTTGTGGGAAGTGTATAGGATAGGTGGTGATGAATTTATGGCGCTATTTTTTGACAATACTGGTAGTGTGGAGGTAGCTAATGCCACGTCAGCTATGGTATACAGTGCAGACTACACTAGCTTCAACAATATGGTAGAGACTGTAGACAAACTAGTTACCGAAAAGAAAGCTAAACTGAATAGACGTAGAGGAGACTGACGATGGTAGATAGTTATGTATTAATGTATATATTATTTGTACATTGGGTAGCTGACTTTGTAATGCAGACAGATGAAATGGCTAAAGGCAAATCTAGCAGTAATAAATGGCTATTAGCTCATACAGGCACATACACATTAGTTATGGGAATACTTACACTAAATCCTATGTATGCACTAATTAATGGAATAGTACATACTATAGTTGACTACTTTACATCAAGAGCTAGTTCAAAGCTGTGGGCTAAAGGTGAGGTACACAATTTCTTCATAGTTGTAGGGTTAGATCAGCTAATACACACAATTACGTTGATAGCTATATACAGAATGCTATGGCACTAGTTAAACGTAAGCCACTAGAAGGTGAGGTAGCTAACAACCCATACGGTAGAGTATATATATTTGAAATAGAACTAGATGAGGGTACCGTGATACATAAAGTAGGTATGGTTAATAGTGATAGTATGTCAAGAGTTACTGATAGGTTGATGGAAGTACTACGTAGTTTCTTCATGGTATATAGATATGTACCTAAAAGCCGTATAGTTAAGGCTAAAAAGTTCCTGATACCTTACATAGTTGAAAACCACCTACATAAACTACTAGCTGAACTAAAATATAAATCAGATAAGAAGTACGATGGGTATGATGAAATGTTCTCCGATGTAGATATAGATGAGCTGGTTAGTTATATGGATAGTTTTCAGTATAAGGAACTACTAGTAGGTGAAACTAGGATGGATATAGATAGGTATGGTAAAATATGTGAGGCTATAAAGATGGATGAGCAGGCTAATAATGAAAAAGATACGGCTAAAGGTACAGATGAGTTGCCCTTCTAAGGTTAGTTGAAGGCTACATTAGTTAAACTTACTTATCTAAAGAAAAGGAACTAAATGGATAAGCAAAAGTCAGTAGCCCCATTAATGACAAGACTAGCTGAACTAAAAAGGTTAAGTACAGCAGAAAAGAGTACTGAACCTAAGTATGTAATATGTAATCAACACACAGCTCAACAACTAGCTAAGGAAGCACAGACTATCAATAAGATGGTTGGTAAAGAAGCTACTATAGTTATAGATGATTTACTCTTAGTAGTACATCCACAAGATCCTACACAAAACCTAGTTATGGAGGTGGTGTAATGACGTATATTATCGATAGCAATATCCCACTCCTGGATGCACATAATGTATATACGGTGGGTGATATAGAAGACACAATAGTTATTCCTGAGGTAGTGCTAGATGAGCTAGATGCAAAGAAAAGCGGATTAGGTGAGTTAGCATACCAGGCAAGAGAGTTTGGTAGACTGATGACTGCTGCAAAACATACAGGGCAGGTAACTAAAGGTAATGCAACATTTATTAACTACAAATTAAAAGGTAAAACTATAGTTGTAGTAGCTTTAAGAGAGTACCCTAGTTATGCTGGTATGGAGAAGAATGTAATTAATGATAGAAAGATCATAGAATGTGCATTAGCTTACAAGAAAGTAGTACAAGCTAACGAGAAAGTAGTGTTCATGACCAATGATGTGGCATGTGGTATTAGAGCCCAGTCGTTAGGATTAGATACTACACAGCTACGTGAGGTAGAGGATAAGCAAGTAGAGTTTAATAAGAATGTAACAGTAGATGATGATGAAGCATTCAGAACTATGCATGGTAAGAGTATACTAGATTATGACTCAGAGTATACTGTAGGCAACTTCAACTATAGGTTTGAGAATATAGCTACTGGGCAGGTAAAGCTAGCTACGGTGAAGAGAGGTACAATTAATGTACTAGGTAAAGAGAGTGAGATAGAACTACGTAAGCAAGAGGTAGTACCAAGAAATAGTGGGCAGTTGTTCCTGAGTAGAGCTATACAGGATAATACGATACCATTAGTTATAGTAGAGGCCCCTAGTGGTAGTGGTAAGACACTGGTTGCGCTGAGTAATGCAATAAAGCTGGTTAAGACAAATAGTCCATACAAGAGTATCATGTACATTAGAGCTAGTGTGGATGATGTAGAGGATGTAGAAGCAGTAGGGTTCCTGAAAGGTAGTGCAGATGAGAAGAATGCTATGTATTTCTATCCAGCACTAGATGCATTAGG